CATCAGGAGGTAACGAATGATTAATCACAGAAAATACAAAATAAAAGAAGGAATATTGGGTAGCCTTAACAAAAGGTTTCGTGATGAGATGGACAACAAAGAATTGTTCAGTGAAAAAGAGATTAATGGTATAATAGAAGAGATCATTAAGAACTCTATTCCTAGTGGTATATTAGAACCTTTCAATCCAGAAATAATACCTCAAGGAAAAAATAGTGCAGGAACAAAGGATCTTTATCACAACAAGAAGTATTATTTTGAGCATGCATTTCCTAAAGGATTTGCCGTTGGTTCTCAAGACACGATTAGTGGAGACGCTCTAGACGATATGTCAGAGTATCAAGGAGAATCAAGAAATGTTTTCCCTGAATTTCAATCAATTGACTTCATACACGATAAGATTCTATATGGACGTATAGACACTCATAATCGCCCTGTGTATCCTTCTAACAAGTTTCTTAGACTTGTACCCGGAACAGATGATGTACTGCTCTTAGATTTCGTTTGTGAGGCTCTGACAGATATGTTAGATAAGATTAACAGGATGAAAGAGATAAAGAAATTAAAGAAAAAAAGCACATATTACTCATTTGTGGTAAAAACCGGATGGACTGATAGTTTATCAGATCATCATAAGACAATGGAATCTATATTTCAAGGGTTTATAAAAAAGTATGCTAAGCAAGGCTCTAGTAAGATCAAGAACTATAGAGACTATGTAAAGGAGTTTACTTTGTTTTTAGATGTGTTTTTACCTGTATTCCCGATGACAAGAAGCAATCTTCAGTTAAGACGTGCTGCAAATCCAGCAATGAGTGGGCTAGTTTTTGAGATATCAACAGCAAAGCATGATGACGATAAAAAGAAGTATACTTCATATATCCTAGACGAACATTTTTTGCAAATACAGAAAATTGCAAATGCATATGGATTCATGGTAGATAAAAATGCTCCATGGAGATTTGTTGCAGATTTAGAATCGCCGCAAATGCAGCATAGAATGAACGAGAAAGGTTATAAAAACCTTCAAGATATGTTTGATAAGTGTTACTATCAAACTCATTTCTTTGAAATTAACGCACTTAAGAAGTATATGTTATCTTTTTATGACAGTTACTTAAGTTCATTCCCATACTATACAGAGACAAAGATATGTGGACAAGGCTCTAAGTCCAAACTGACATATAGAAAGAAAAGAACTGACACCGACTTTACGGACAGAAAACTGATAGAGTTATATTACTATATTAGGGCGAAAGAAGCAAAAAAAGAATGGAATCAAGAATACTTTGATCTGTCTGTCGAAGAGGCATATGAAGTATTTCAGCATTATGGATTGACAGAGTGCCTACATCATATTCACGACAAAACATGTTTGATCGTCGGTGATGGCGCAAATTATGGAGTTCGAACCAAAAAAGAAGAAAATTATAGAATATTCTCCACTCATCAAACGTATAAGAATAGCACATTTACAATCAAATTATAGGAGAAAATATGCTATTCCAAACACTCGACGATAAATCAGAGTGTGTCGGTGTGTATTCCAATGGTGAACTTCATTTCAACGATATGCCGGAAGGCTTATCTAAGACTTGGGGTTACTCAAACTTTTTATATGGAATACCTATCGAGTATGCTCAACTTTACGTCAATGGGAAAAGCCTTAGTGATGTGTGCCCGTCTCATCTTTTAAAAGATTGGGAAAGGATCACAAATAGACTTAAGGCTTTCATTCGTTCAAACCACTTAGCAAAAGTTAATCTAGTTGAAAATTGTTTTTTTGACTTGACACCCGAAAGATTTCTTAAGGAGTATTGCGATATCCGTAATCAAATTTGCAATTGGATATTCGACAAGTACGCCCGTCCAGAAAACTATGATCATTTGTTGCAAGTACAGCAAGTATTATCAGATATCAAGTATCGAAAAGTCAATTTAGATACAAAAGTATTACAAGACTTCTGGACTGAACCAAAAGCAAAACTTCTTTACAAGAAATTTACAAGTAGAGATGCATACTGTGACTATAACTTATTCGGCTCTAAGACGGGCAGGCTAAGCCTTTCAGGTGATTCGCTACCTCTAATGAACATGAAGAAAGAATACAGGGCTTGTATCAAGCCTAACAATGACTTCTTTATTGAGTTAGATTACAATGCAGCAGAGGCAAGAGTCGTACTTGCTCTACTCGGATTAGATCAGCCAGACGAAGATATACACGACTATAACGCAAAAAACCTCTATCATAGTACTAGAGACGAAGCGAAGAAAAGATTCTTTGCTTGGTTGTATAATCCTAATTCAGACGATACAGTCTCTAGTGGGCAGTATGATAGAGATTTAATATTGGGCAGATATTATATATACGGTTCAGTTGAGAATATATTCAAAAGAAAAATACAATGTGATGATTATCATGCTTTAAACTACCTTATTCAAAGTACATGTGCAGACTTGGTGCTAGAAAGAATGGTGGCGATCTATGAACTCTTGAAGGGCAGAAAGAGTTACATAGCGTTCACACTTCACGACAGCGTCATCTTGGACTTTGCTTCCGAAGATAAGGAACTTATAAAGCCGATTATTGAAGAATTCAGAAACACCAAATTGGGCAGATTTGTTGCTACTGTTTCAGCAGGAAAGGATTTATATAATTTAAATAAAATTAATATATAATATAATATTATATAAAATATATTATAATAATAAAATAAAATGATTATAATATAATAATATTAAGTAAAATATATTATTAATAAACTAAAACAATTAGAAATAAGGAGATTAAAACTAAAATGAATATAATAGGATTAGGAAAAGCAGGATGTAAGATAGCAGAACTATTTAAAGAATATCCTCAGTATAAAGTCTTTTTACTAGACTCAGAGGATAAGTATAAGAGAAAGAAGAATTGTTTTTATATACCCTCTCAGAAATCAGCAGAACTCTATGATGCAAATCCAATAGATTTAGCAAAACTCATAGGCTCGTTAGATGACGATGAGGAAGTATATTTTATTGTCTGCGGTTCAGGAAAGGTATCTGCTTGTTCTCTTTGGATCTTGAAAGAACTTACAGAAAAGAAAATTAATATTGTATATGTCAAGCCAGACTCATCTACACTAGACAAGAAATCAATAATGAGAAATAGAGCACATTTTCATATTCTTCAGGAGTATACTAGATCAGGTGTGTTTGAGAGAATGTTTATATTTAACAATAACTCTATGTCTGACATAGTTGGGAAGACATCTATTTTGAGTTTCTATCCTAAGATCAACAAACTACTTGCAACATCAATACATTGGTATAACATATACATTAATTCAGATCCAGTGTTTGATACATTTAGAGATAAGTACATCAGTTCTAGAGTAGGAACCATTAGTATTGTAAATATCGATGAATCTCAGGCTATAGATTGTTTTGAGATGAAAGATGTTAATCAAATTGAATATTTCTTTGGAGTCAATCGTATAAGAATAGAAGACGATGAAGAGTTGTTTGAAAAATTAACAAATATCTCTTCTTCAGAATCAGGAGATAAGTCAATTTCTTTTGGAGTGTATTCAACAGAACTAGAAGAAGGCTTTTCTTTTGCTTTGAAATCATCATCAAAAATTCAATCTGAATAAAATGAAGGCTTCAAACGTATATAATATGTCAACTAAACAGGAGATAAAATGACAAACATAAAATACTATCGTGGAACTTTTTCTAAATCAAATGGAGAAATTCGAACAATGTTCTTTGTTCGTTCCCAAGACTTGCCAACTACCTTTGTAGAAAGCAATACCAAAGGAACAGGCAAAACCCGTAACCTTAAAGAGGGACTGGAAACTGTCTGGGATCTTGAATCTAAGGGATGGCGTACATTCAATTGGCGCACAGCAAACACAGAAGAAGTGGTTTCATTTGAATCAGATGAAAATATTCTTAACAATTTCAACAACTCAAATCAATAAGGAGATTCAATGAGTAAAAAAACGTACAAAGGACGTCCTGTAAAGGAATCCTACCAAACCGAAGAGCAAGGCTGGAGTGGAGATGATACCTATCACAAAGTTTCAGATGGAAAAGGTGGACACAAATATGTAGATGATAATGAATTAGATTAACAAAGTTTGAATAAAACAAGCAACTCAAACGTATAATACTATAGAGGGATAATAAATCAATTATCCCTACTTTAGACAAAAGTCAAAATTAACACAAAGGAGAAATATTATGGCTATAGATTTTAACAAAATGAAACAAAAACTAAATGCATTGCAAGGAAACGGCAATGGAAACTCAACCCAAAACGCATTTTGGAAACCACAAGACGGAGATCAAACGATTCGTATCGTATGTCCCGAAGATGGTGATCCGTTCAAGCAATTCTACTTTCATTATAATGTAGGTAAGAATCCCGGATTTTTGTGTCCTAAGAAGATGCATGGCGATGATTGCCCTGTATGCAACTTTGCTTGGAGCACTTATAATGACGCAAAAAAGGCAGGTGATACTGAAACACTTAAGTTCTGTAAAACCTTGTTTGCAAAGGAACGCTTTTTCTCACCTGTAGTAGTACGAGGTGATGAAGAACAAGGCATCAAATTGTGGGGCTATGGTAAGACGGCTTATGGCGAATTGATTGGATTGGTAACAAATCCGGACTATGGGGATATCACTGATACCGATGGCGGTACTGATTTGACTATCAATTATGGTAAGCCTCCCGGAGCACAGTTCCCAGTAACTAAAATCACTCCACGTCGTCGTCCAAGTACATTGTCAGAATCTTCTGATGAGACGGTTCGAATCATGGACTCAATGCCTTCATTTGTAGATAACTTTAACTCAAAGACTACAGAAGAAATTGAAACAATGTTGTCAGAGTTCCTAAATGCAGAAGCAGGTTCTTCAACAATGGATAACTCTACTGGTACTACAAAGTATTCCAAATCAGAGTCTTCCGATGTAGATGCGGCTTTTAAAGAATTACTATCATAGATTTATCTCCTATATTAGTAAGAGTTTGGTAGTTCTCTCCAAAAACTACCCGTTTATTTTATCTCTCTTTGAGTGGTAAGTAACCGTTGATTTTCGTTCCGCAGGTAGGCATGGGGTTACAGATGCCTTATTTTAAATAAAAAAAAGGAGTTCAAAATGGGAAAGAATGGTGGAAATAATTCAGGTGGTTCACGAGGATCATCAGGTGGATCGCAAGGTTCATCAGGCGGAAGAGGACAAGGTAATGGCGGCGGATGGCCGAGCACTACTGGAAACCCTTCTGGAGGTGGCAGAAGTAACGCACCTTCTAATCGATAAGATTTATTTGTCGAGAGTTTGACAGTTCTCTATAAAAACTGTCTTTTTAATTGAATAAAACAACATGCTCAAACGTATAAAGTATAACAAAGGAAACTAAAATGGCTCGCAAGAAGAATTTAAAATCTAGCACTAGTGCTGGTAAATTATCTTTCAAAGATAAATTGAAGATGATTAATAAGTTAGCAGGTGGCTCTGTAGCACACGATTTAACTCAAGAGAATCCAACTGATGTGTATGATTGGATTCCTACAGGCTCTACTTGGCTAGACTCTATTATATGTAGAGGAAAAAAAGCAGGAATTCCAATTGGAAGGATTTCTGAATTAGCAGGACTTAGTGGTACTGGAAAGTCTTATATGGCTGCTCAGATATCTGGAAATGCTCAAAAGAAAGGTTATAATGTTTATTATTTCGACTCTGAGTCGGCAATTAGTTCTGATTTCTTGGAAGAATGTGGATGTCTATTAGACACAGAAGGTGTTGAAGATTATGGAGATTTCATATATATTCAGGCTCAGAATGTTGAGTTCGTTCTAGAAACAATTGAGACGATCTTGACATCGGGAGAAGAAAACAATCTATTCGTGTGGGATAGTTTGGCTCTTACCCCGGCTATCGCTGACTTAGAAGGCGATTTTAACCCACAGAGTACTATGGCAGTTAAGCCACGTATTCTGTCTAAAGGATTGGCTAAATTACTTCAGCCAATTTCGAACTCCAACTCCGCATTGTTGGTACTAAACCAGTTGAAAGACAATATCACACGTAGCCCTTCAGAAGCAATGACTACGCCTTACTTTACTCCCGGTGGAAAAGCATTGATATATTCATATTCCCTCCGAATTTGGTTAACAGGGAGAAAAGCAAAAGCATCATTTGTTACTGATGATAAAGGATATAGAATCGGTTCCGAAGTTAAGTGTAAGTTAGAGAAATCTCGCTTTGGAACACATGGAAGAATGTGTAACTTCAAGATTCTATGGGGTGACGAAGTAGGTATACAAGATGAAGAATCTTGGTTTGATGCAATCGCATCATCAGAATGTATCAACAATAGCGGTGCTTGGTTTACTTTAAAGAAGAACGGATATGAAAAGAAGTTTCAAAAATCAAAGTTTGCCGACATAGTTCGAGAAGATGAAGAATTTAAAAGAATTGTATTAGAGATTATTGATGAAGAAGTCATCATGAAATTTGATAAAAGATTGGGCGAGGCATCCCAGTACTACGAAGATAACGAAACGTAGAACGTAGTACGAAATGACTCCTTTGTTAATTGTATGTTGTGGCTCCCTATCATTAATTTGGTAGGGAGTTTTTTTTTGTGACTATTTATATCAAACAGGAGAATATAGCAATGAAAGTTTCAAAATCATACATTAGGCAATTAGTAAAAGAAGAATTAAACGAGTCTAGACTCAGAAGACATATGATGCAAAAGAAATCTGCTCCACAAATTTCCCCAAGAGAAGTTCAAAAAATAATTAACCACCCCTTCATGGGGCACTATTTAGACGCTCACTTTGGAGGAATGAGTCATGATTGGCGTAATGCTCCTGAAGGTTCTGGAATTACACAGAACGATCTTAGTGAAAAAGAGTTGTTTTATATGATTCAAAGCAAACTAGCAGACGGCAATAGAGAACTAGCCATCGCCGTTGTTAAAAAGATGATGGAAGATGGAACTTTGGGCGAAGAGTTTCTTTTAGCAGTCGGAATTAGATAATTTAAACTTTTTACTTAATATGTGAATAAGACTACCCCCTCAAACGTATAATAGATACGGAGGGAATATGAGAAAAATTTTAATTATTGATGCACTTAATATGTTTTTTAGGTGCTATGCAAGGGATCCAAGTATTAGTATACAGGGTAACCCTGCAGGTGGTTGTATTGGCTTTTTAAAGTCTTTACAGAAGTCTATTAGGCTAACTAAGCCTGATGATGTGGTAATCGTTTGGGACGGAAGCGGTGGCTCTAGAAAGAGACGCCAAATCAATGCTAACTACAAAGCAGGAAGAAAGGTAGTTCGGTTACCAAAAGATATGGGATACGACTTCTCTTTGCAAGAAGAGAAAAACAATAAGGTATGGCAGCAATCTAGATTGTTAGAATACCTAGAACATCTTCCAATTTGCCAATTCATGTTTGAGGATATTGAAGCGGATGATATCATCTCAGCAATTGTTCAGGCTAAAGGAGTTGCTCAAGATCAGAAGATCATTTTATCTAATGATAAAGACTTTATGCAGTTGTGTGATGAGAGAACTATCTTGATGCGTCCTGCAAAAAAGCCATGGGAAGTATTGAATACGAACCGAATATTGGAGGATCTTAAGATACATCCAAAGAACATGGCACTAGCCAGAGCAATGGTTGGCGATGCATCTGATAATCTTCCGGGTGTACCGGGAATTGGGTTTGGAAGGGTAGTTAAATTCTTTCCTTTCTTGTCAGAAGACGAAGAATATAGTGCTCAAGATCTATTTAAGGTTACCAACGATCTCTTAAAAGAAAAGAAAAGTAAGTACCTAGAAGCAGTTCTAGAACATAAAGATGTTATTGATGAAAATTATAAAATCATGCAACTTTACCAACCTTCAGTTTCTTATCAAAGACGACAAATGGTTGAAAATTGCTTGGTGGATAGAGACAAACACTTCAATCTAACAGGCTTTAAACTAATGCTATCAGAAGACGGATTCATGTCACTCAAGTGGGAAGTACTTGAACAGACAATGAGGAGAATAATTTCTGAATAAAACAAACAACATAAACGTATAGATTATACAACAAACAAGGAGGGTTAATGAATATGAAGAAAATGCCAGAAGATTTTTCCAGATTTGGGAAACATTTTCAAGAATCAATGGTACAATTAATGCTAGAGGATAGAAACTATTGTGATCAGATTACCGAAGTTTTAGATATAAACTTTTTTGAACTGTCATATCTGCAGACATTTGTTTCTAAGATACTTATGTATCGAGAAAAGTACAAAGTTCATCCAACATACAAGACAATGATTACAATACTAAGAACAGAACTAGATTCTGAACACGAAGCATTGCAAAGACAGGTTAAGGAGTATTTTGGTAGAATTCACGGATCAGAAGTGGAAGACTCTGAGTATATTATGGGAGTAAGCCTAGATTTCTGCAGAAAGCAGAAATTAAAAGGAGCACTGATGGAGACTGTAGAATTGATGCAGTCTTCCTCGTTTGATGAGATAAGCAAGATTATTAATGATGCACTATCTCTAGGATTGGGAAATGAAGCAGGTTATGAATACCTTACAGATTTTGAAGAAAGATATGCCCTTAAGGCTCGAAATCCACAATCTACTGGCTGGGAGCATGTTGACGACATCACAGGTGGTGGACTCGGTATGGGAGAATTGGGGGTTGTGGTAGCGCCAACTGGAGCAGGTAAGTCAATGGTTTTGACTGCCCTAGGTTCAGAAGCAGTTAAAAACGGAAAAACTGTTGTTCACTACACCTTTGAACTTTCTGACAAGGTAATTGGAAGACGTTATGACTCATGCATCACGAAAGTACCATTATCAGACTTGAATAGTTTCAAGGAGCAAGTTTATGATGAAATTAGTCAAATTGAAGGCTCTCTCATCATTAAGGAATATCCTACTAAATCTGCCTCAACTAACACTATCAGAAATCATTTAGAAAAACTGAAAAAGAGAGGAATTGAAGTAGGCATGATTGTAGTTGATTACGCTGATTTGCTCAAACCTGTCAGTATTTCTAGAGAAAAGAGACATGATTTAGAAAATATTTATGAAGAATTACGTGGGATATCTCAAGTGTTCCAATGCCCACTATGGACAGCGTCCCAGACAAACCGTTCAGGACTTAACGCTGAGGTTGTTACAATGGAATCAATATCTGAAGCATTTAATAAATGTTTTGTCGCTGACTTTATCTGTTCTGTCTCTAGGACAGCGCAGGACAAAGTTAATAACACAGGAAGAATGTTTGTAGCAAAAAATAGAAATGGAGTCGATGGGATTGTATATCCAATTATTGCAGATTGGAGTACTGTTAGTATGGAAGTACTTTCTGAATCTACAGAGACAATGCAAGAGATTGAAGAAAAATCTCTCTCTGAACACAAAGCAAGTTTATACGAAAGATACAAAAACAATAAAAACAAGGAGAATTAATTATGGAAGTATCAAATCAAATATTATCGGACATAACTGTCCATATGAAATACGCTCGATATCTGGAAGACAAGCAGAGACGAGAGAATTGGAAAGAACTTGTCACTCGCAATATGGAGATGCATATTAAAAAGTACCCTAACCTATCAGATGAGATTATTGAAACATATAAGATGGTATTTGATAAGAAAGTACTACCATCTATGAGAAGCATGCAGTTCGGAGGTAAACCAATTGAGGTTTCTCCTAATCGCATCTTCAACTGTGCTTTTATGCCCGTTGATGATCTTCGCTCATTCTCAGAAGCAATGTTCTTGCTTTTGGGGGGAACTGGAGTTGGCTTTTCTGTCCAACGTCATCATATTGACAAATTACCGGAAATCCGTAAGCCAAATGAAAGCAGAACTAGAAGATATCTAGTAGCAGATTCTATCGAAGGGTGGGCAGATGCAATCAAGGTGCTTTTGAGTTCTTATTTTAAGGGAACATCAAAGATTCGTTTTGATTTTTCAGATATTCGAGCAAAAGGTGCCAAATTGGTAACTTCAGGTGGTAAAGCACCCGGCCCACAACCTCTTCGCGAGTGCATTGTGAAGGTTAAAGGTATCTTACGCGAGAAAGAGGATGGTGAAAAACTGACTACAATCGAAGCACATGATATTATGTGTCACATTGCTGATGCAGTGTTGGCAGGTGGTATTCGACGTGCCGCTCTAATCTCTTTGTTTTCGGCAGATGACATCGAGATGCTAGCAGCAAAATCAGGAAACTGGTGGGAACTCAACCCTCAACGAGGACGAGCAAATAACTCTGTAGTACTGCTTCGACATCGTGTAACAAAAGAATTCTTTATGGATATTTGGGAACGTGTCAGAGCATCAGGTGCAGGAGAGCCCGGATTCTATTTCTCTAATGATAAAGACTGGGGTACAAACCCATGCTGTGAGATTGCTCTACGTTCGTATCAATTTTGTAATTTGACAGAAATCAATGTCTCAGATGTCGATACACAAGAAGAGTTAGAGAAGAGGGCAAAAGCAGCAGCATTCATTGGAACTCTTCAGGCAGGATATACAGACTTTCATTATCTACGTCCAGTCTGGCAAAGAACAACAGAAAAAGATGCTTTAGTTGGCGTCTCAATGACTGGCATTGCTTCTGGTGGAGTACTTGAGTTAGACATGAGCAAGGCATCACTTGAAGTTAAGAAAGAAAACCGAAGAATAGCAATGCAAATTGGAATTAAGCCGGCTGCTAGAACTACTTGTGTAAAGCCTGCAGGCACAACTTCTTTAACCCTAGGAACGTCCAGTGGTATCCATGCGTGGCATAATGACTATTATATACGCAGAATTCGCGTAGGAAAGAATGAAGCAATTTATAACTATCTTGTGCAGAACCATCCTGAGTTAGTTGAAGATGAGTATTTCTCTCCACATGATACAGCAGTCATCTCTGCACCGCAGAAGGCTCCTGAAGGCTCTATAACGCGTTCTGAGAGTGCGATGGACATGTTGGAGAGGGTTAAGACTGTAACGTCTTCTTGGGTGCGTGGTGGGCATCAAAAAGGGCAGAATTCTCACAATGTCTCTGCCACTGTAACCATCAAAGATAACGAATGGGAAACAGTAGGAGAATGGATGTGGAACAATCGTGATTCTTATAATGGATTATCAGTTTTACCATTTAATGATCATTCTTATAAACAGGCTCCGTTTGAAGACTGTACAGAAGAGCAATATCATCAAATGCTCAAGAGTTTGAAAGAAATTAATCTTGACAATGTCTCAGAAGAAGAAGATCAAACAAATCTCTCAGGTGAGTTAGCCTGTGCCGGAGGTTCCTGCGAAATCTTCTAAATTAGATTGAATATAATGTCCTCCTCAAACGTATAATATATACCAAGAGGAGGATTTTTTTATGAAACCAGTTAACAGACATTTATTGGTAGAGATGCCAATTGAAGAGATTAAAGAAGAGGAAGGCACATTTTTGCTTCCGGAAGATTATAAAACTACAAAAGTAGAGAGATATGCTAAAGTAAATATCATTGCATGTGCTGATGATTGCAAAAGAGAATATAGTGGCGAAGCATATGTAGAGAACTCTATGATTGAAGATATCATGATTGAAGGTAAAATGTATCATATAGTATCGGAAAACTATATAGTACTACTTATGGAGGCAAAATGAATGGGACTGATGACAAAAGTAATGCTAATAACAGAACGATTTTTACTTACGGAGACAATATTGGCTCAGTTAGCCTTGTTGATTACATGGGCAGCGACATCACTGTTGTTAACTCTGCAAGGGTTTCTTTTGGTATCGAAAAGTCCGAACTTGATAGAAGAGACAAGCGACTTATCAATTACCTTATTAAACATCGCCACACATCAACACTTGAGCATAATCTTATTACTTTTAAATTCGTTGTGCCTTTGTTTGTTCGCTCTCAGCACCATAGGCACCGCACTTGGAGTTATAACGAGATTAGTAGACGTTATACGGACAAAAATCTCCAGTTTTATGAACCTCTAGAGTTTAGAACCCAACATGAGAGTAATAGGCAGGCATCCAATGAGAATAATACTGCCAACCCTACTATTACGCCACAATTTATCGATTCCTACATTTCAGCATCTGACGCTATGAAATCTTGGCATGTCCAGTCATTAGACTTCTTCAACAAGTTGATCGATGCTGGGGTATGCAGAGAACAGGCTAGAGGAGTTTTGCCACAAAACTTATATACAGAATATTACGGTACAGTTAATCTTAATAATCTTTTAAAGTTTGTGGAACTCAGAACACATGAAGGAGCGCAGTGGGAGATACAGAAGGTAGCAGAAGCATGTCTAGAATTAGCAACAGATTTATTCCCAGTGACAGTTAATGCATATAGGAAGGTGAAGAGTGAAGCCAAATCCACATCGTGAGACAGATCTCTACTTTGACAAGATAATAATCGGTAGCACAGTCCAAGCCATGGTTGCAGCGTTCAAGTACCAAATCCCAATTTTTGCGGATGAGGCATTGAAGCCACTACCTCATTATCACTTATCTTCCGATTTAGATCTGTCTAGAATTCAGGTTAAGAACAGCATTACAGAGTTTGAACTTCTATCAGGTAAAAAAGAGACTAGAGGCATGCAAAGACTAGAATTATGGAATATCATGGCATATCGACTAGGAGTTATGGGATTGATGCCACTTCAGGGAGTCTTCGAGAATACATTCACAGAATCAATCCCAATGGGGCAGAACATTAGAATGTTTACAATTCGAGCAGACAATAAGATAATTAATGTCAATTCAAAGAAAACGATACTCTTTGATTTTCCCAAGTATACATTAGGGAATAAAACTTATATGGTTAACGACTATATTCATATGAATAAGATTTACGATCTATCAGCGAATTTGTTTCCGTCGAAAGATTGTGAATTTGAAGATACTATTGCATATGAGACTGTGTTCATGAAAGATAAGGGGAGAAAGCACAAAGCATGTGCAAAGTCTATCATCAGTCAAGATAACTTGGATCATTGGAAGTATAGCCAGACAGCAGTAAGGTTAAGAACTCAAAGTTCTATATTCTGGAATATGGAAAAGAAGTTTGAACTGATCTTGGGTGAAAGAGAGATATCTCCAATAATGGCTAGAATTGCTGATTCTATTGAAGATATTATTGAATATGATATTTTAGATGAGGAATTCCATTGAGCAATCTTAACTTTCATTTGGCAGGAATAATTCCTCTGTCTTCTATCCCTTTGCAGTATAATCTGCCTTATCACCCATGTATGCTCCCAATCAACGACAACTACCTGATGATCCATAGAGCAATCATGGAATGTGCATGGGCAGGCTGTGAGACAATATGGATAGTTGCAGATCCAGATATTCAGCCAATGTTTAAGAAAGTGGTAGGAGATTATGTTTATGATCCGGTAAATTATCATCGTCCAATGGATCCCGATAGGTTTGCAAAAAGATCAATGATACCAATATATTTTACGTCGATTGATATTAAGAACAGGAACAAGAGAGACTCTTATGGTTGGAGCATTATAGAAGGCGCATATATGGCTTATAGGGTATCTAATCAACTTTCCAAGTGGGTAGTGCCTAATATGTATTACGTTGCATTCCCGTGGAGCCTCTACCCTCCAGAGATGATTAGAGAATATAGGAAGCCAATATCCACTCACAAGAGATTTAGAATCACATCACAGGGAGATGGCATAAAGCAGGGAAAGATGCTGGGCTTCACATTTAATGAAGAGGATTTTATAAACTGTCGCGCTTGGGTTCGCAAAGAAGGTACAGGCAGGTATGTTCCCGGAGGCAAGAAAAATGAAGAAGGCATACCTAGAGAGTTGCTCCCTGCAGAAGAAAGGTGGAGTGGAAGACATTTTCAACTTGAGGACGTATTCTCGCAACTTGGGGAAGATGCCACAACCTTGGATCTTTCTTACTATTTTGAAGCCACTTCATTTGATGGATATAAGAAGTGGGCAGAATCGAACGTTGAAATCGCAAAGCCAGTTGTTGAAAAATGGATAGAACCTTCAAGGTATAGAAAAACTTTATTTGAATACTGAGAATAAGAAAAATGTTGACTATTTATTACAATCGATACTCATTTAAGGAGAAATTAAAATGAAAGTAACAAAATCTTATATCAAGCAACTTATCAAAGAGGAGTTGGCTAATGTACTCGAAGGCAAAGGCCCTGAGTATGAAAGAAGAGGAAAAACACAAGCAGGGCAAGATTATACAATCTATGTTAGATCTTCTAATTCTGGTGAGCCTAGATACTTTTTGAGTATTATCGGCGATGTATCAGATGGTAAATACCAAATCGGCGAAGAGATGGCTAACGAAATCTTGAGAAATTCGAATAATCCTCCAAAGTTTCTGGATAATCAGTTTACAATGGAAAATTATAAATCAAAGGATGAAGTTTATAATTCATATGTTCACAATATGTAACATATTATTTGAATAAATCAACTCCCTCAATCGTATTAATCATACAACAACAAACAATACGACTAAGGGAGTTTTTATTATGGATATCAAGAATATTGATTTCGTCAATTTACATGCACATTCTGGTGTAGGTTCGCCGTTTGACGGCTTTGGATACCCACAGGATCACATGGATTATGCCCACTCTAACGGCTCAAAAGCGTTAGCACTCACTGATCATGGAAACATGAATGGGTTTGCCTATCAAGTACTCCACGCCAAGAAGATGAAAGAAGCAGGAAAAGACTTCAAGCCAATCTTTGGCGTTGAGGCTTATTTTATTGAAGATGTAGTAGAATGGAGAGAAAAGTATGAACAAGCAAAAGCAGACAAGAAGCGCAAGAAAGAGATCAAAGACGATTCATCAGGAATCTCAATCGAAACAGAAGGAGAATCTAAGTCTAAAGGACGTTCTGACATTAATCGCTCTCGTCATCTTATTCTTATTGCTATGAGTCAGAAGGGGCTTAACAATATCTTTAAGATGGTGTCTGAGTCTCACAAGGGTGACTATTTTTATCGTAAGCCTAGAGTTGATTTCGGACTCTTAGAGAAGTATGGAGAGGATGTTATTGCAGCCTCTGCTTGTTTGGGGGGAGTCTATGCAGGTGCTTACTGGAGTCTTCACGAGGAAGGTGATGAAGCCGTCTTAAGCGAGATGCGACGTCTAACAGAGCGCTTTCAATCTATTTTGGGTGATCGATGGTATGGAGAGTTGCAATGGAACCGTGTTCCTCAACAACATGAACTTAATCGTCACATAATTCAGATCCATAAAGAGACTGGGCTTAAGTTGATCTCTACAGCAGACTCTCACTATCCAACACCTGAAGCATGGCAAGACAGAGAACTATATAAGCGACTTGGTTGGCTTGGTAGATCTAAGCCAGAGTGGCTAGATATGTCCCTTCCTGCCGAGGTTCAAGAACTAGAGTGCGAACTTTATCCTAAGAACGCAGAACAAATGTGGGAATCATACAAGAGATATGCAAACGAGTGTGGAGTATCCTATGACGATGATATTGTCCTAGATTCTATCAAAGAGACACAAACTATTGCTTTTGAACGTATCCAAGACTTCCTTCCGGACAATACAGTACGATTACCAGATTTTGTTGTACCGTCTGGATATACTGAAGATGGCTATCTTAAGCGCCTTACAACTGAAGGGATGTTCAATATCCTCAAAGATCAGAACAGAGCAAACAAAGAAACAGCCAGAATATACAAAGAACGTATTGATGAAGAACTGTCTGTAATCTCAGAACGTGGGTTCTCAAAGTACTTCTTGACTATGAAAGCAGTGGCAGACAAAGCATCTAATATGATGCTCACAGGTACTGGACGTGGCTCAGCAGCCGGATCTTTAGTGGCATATGCACTTGGCATAACACAGGTTGATCCTATTGAGTATGGATTACTGTTTTCACGTTTCTTGCGTAAAGATGCTAAGGATTACCCAGATATCGATTATGATGTAGCAGAACCTATGGAACTTAAGGATCACCTCATTGAGGAATGGGGAACTGACTGTGTGGCTCCTATCTCCAACTGGAACACATTACAGTTAAAGTCTTTAATCAAAGACATCTCCAAAATGTATGACATTGAATTTAAAGAAGTTAACATTGTAACAGGCAAAATGATTGCTGAAGCAACTCCGCTTGCCAAGAAGAAGCATGGTATCAAAGCAGGTATGTATATTCCCACATGGGAAGAGGTGTTAGAGTTCTCAAGTACTCTCAAGTCTTTCTTGGAGAAATATCCACAAGTAGAAAAGCATGTCAAATCTATGGTTGGGCAATATCGATCTTGCTCTCGTCATGCCGGTGGCGTGGTGATTGCAGAGAACTTGGATAGACACATGCCCTTGATTCAATCAGGTGGCGTAATCCAGACTCCATGGAGTGAGGGGCAGAACGTCCGTCAACTTGAACCAATGGGTTTCATCAAGTTCGACTTACTTGGGTTAACAACCCTTCGTATGATTCAGGGTGCTATCGAGCGAATACTCAAGAAGCAAGGTAACATCAATCCATCATTCATACAAGTTAAGGAGTTCTATAACAAGAATTTGCATCCCTCTGTTCTGAACTTCGATGATCAGAGAGTATACAAGAATGTGTTTCATAAAGGTAAGTGGGCTGGAATCTTTCAGTTCACAGAGTCTGGAGCACAGAACTTTTGTAAGTCTGTCAAGCCATCTTCTATTGTTGACATCTCTGCTATCACTTCTATCTTCCGTCCCGGCCCACTATCTGCAGGTGTACATGAAGACTATGTAAAGGCTAAAGATGCACCAGACGATGTGTTCTACGAGAACCAAATTGTACGTGACGTTACAGAAGAGACGTATGGTTTTCTAATCTTTCAGGAGCAGATTGCCCTACTGGCTCACAAGTTGGGAGATGGCATCTCTTTGGATGAGGGTAACTTGCTTCGTAAACTCTTGACTAAGAAAGGTACAGGTAAAGGTGCTGAATTGATGTACTCTATCAGAGACAGGTTTATCAAAGGCTGTGTTCAGAAGAGAATGCGACGAGAAGATGCTACTGCAATGTGGCAAACATTTGAATACTTCTCTGGATATGGTTTCAACAAATCACACGCTGTGTGTTACTCTATGATCTCATATCAATGTGCTTGGCTTATGACTTATCATGAGGGTGAGTGGCTGGCAGCATATCTAGATAAAGTTTCAGACAAGAAGAAAGAATCTGCAATCGCTACTGCGAAGACTTTGGGGTATACCATCTCTAAACTTAATGTAAATATATCTGGAAAGCAGTGGGAATATGATTCGTCATCCAACTCTTTGCTTCAGCCTTTGACTACTATTAAAGGACTAGGTGCATCTGCCATGGAACAAGTGGTTAATAACCGCCCATTTAACACTGTAGAGGACTTTCTATTCAACCCTGACGTCAAGTATAGCAAACTTAATAAAAAGGCTCTAGACGTGCTTGTGAGAGCAGGAGCGTGTGATCATTTGATGGACGACAGGTTCACTGGCATGAAACATTTCTGGAGTGCCGTAGTTGTTGATCGTCCCAAGAACAAGAAGAAGTTCGGTGAGAATATAGAATTATATAAGCACGAGGGAGATTTCTCTAGAGATGAATTAATATCTCAGAAGTCAGACTTAACTGGTATCTTTCCGTTTGATCTAGTGATGAGTGATAACGTTCGTATAAAATTAGAACAACTACCAGTAGTTCCAATCTCAGAATATGAGATGGCAATGTCTGTGGAATCTAGTGGAGACGATCAACTGTTGGTATGGTTTGTGCCACGTAAGTTACTAAAGAAGAAAACAACTAAAGGCAAGGACTATTGGATTCTTAAAGTTGTGGACTCAAACAATGCAATGGTTGACATCAAGTGCTGGAATCCTAGGGACACAGATACAGTGTATGTTAATCAGCCCTACATGGCTAGACTAGATTACTCAGAACAGTGGGGATTTAGTACACGCTCAGTTGGGAAACGTTTCAGGCTATTGGGTTAAGGAGGAGAAATGGTAAAGAACAAATGGGAAATAGAAAATAATAACTTCAGATACTTTAATGAAGATGGAGACTTGGTTGTACACCTCTTTATGCACATGGGAACTTGGAAAGGCTATGTCTTAGGGCACGAAAAGACAATAAAGCGCAAGAGGTTTACCGATGCCTTGGAAGACGTACGCAAGGCTCTCAAGGAGTGCGGTTGGGAATAAAAAATGAATAAATAGTGCCCTTCAGACGTATATACTATAGGAGGGTTTACTATGCTCACAAAGAAACAAATTAAAGAGAAGATAAAACAGACTGAAACTATTGAAAGAATGTTGTTAATGTTTTTGGCTGATCGCTCAACACCTGAAGAACAAGCACATATGCTAGTCGGAGAGTTGTTGACAGCGTCAGAGTTCATAGTTCGGTTCAAACAATGCTTAAAAGAAATGAAAAGGGAGGGAAAGTGAATAAAATTATATTAGGAAACTGTGTGAAGGTGATGGATCAACTAGAGGATGAATCTGTAGATGCATTTATCACCTCACCGCCTTATGATGAATTGAGAGATTACAATGGATACTCATTTCCGTTTGAAGACATCGCTCGGAAGATGTATCAGAAGTTGGCAAAGGGTGGAGTCATTGTATGGGTTGTAGGAGATGCAACAAAGAAGGGCTCTGAGACTGGTTCGTCCTTTCGACAAGCCATCTTCTTTCAAGAGTTGGGACTAAACATCCACGACACAATGATCTATGAGAAGAATGGCTCGTCCTTTCCTGCAAGACGCACAGGTAATAGATACTCTCAGGTGTTTGAGTACATGTTTGTATTCAGCAAGGGCAAACCAAAGACAGCGAACCTCATCTGTGACAAGCCCAACAAGTGGAGCGGCTACACCTCGTTCGGTACATCGACGAACCGCAACGCAGCCGGCGAACTCGTAAAGGCAAAGAACAGAAAGCCTACGCCTAATTTTTCCCCCCGTCACAACGTTTGGAAGTATAATACAGGTAAAAAGTATACAACAAATGACGATTTTGCTTTCAAACATCCGGCAATGTTTCCGGAATCACTAGCAGAAGATCATGTTATGACTTGGACAAACGAAGGAGATCTTATTGTAGATCCTTTTGTAGGAGCAGGAACTACGACAAAGATGGCAGCAATCAATGGACGACGTTGGTTAGGTATCGATATATCAGAAGAGTATGTTGATATTGCGAATGAACGAATGAAGATTGCAGAACAGATGATTCAGAACGGATACAAGAAAGACTACACTCCGGAAGTAAAGGAAGGCAGTCTATCAAGAAAGGAAGTAACGGCTATGAGCAAGTCAGAGTTAATTGAGTTGGTTCTCAAGGGGCAGAAATGAATACAAGGAAATGCAAAAAATGTGGAATTGAAAAACCGTTAGCAGAGTTTTATAAGAATAAGGCTTCGAAAGGTGGACATATATGGCAATGCAGGACATGCAAATGTCTCCAAGTCAAACAACGCAATGAAACCCCGGAAGGCAAAGCGAATAGAAGAAAGTGGAATCAAAGCCCGAAAGGGAAAGAGTCTGTTAGAAATAGTAATAAGAAATACCAATCCGGCCCGAAATTCGCAATTGCGCATCTAAGGTACCGGTACAGTCCGAAAGGGCAAGCAACAAGTGCAAGGTATCGTGCTGAAAACAAAGAAGAAATCACAGAAAAAAAGACAAAGAAACGCTCAGAAGAGCCAAATTGTGTTTATCAAATAAAGAACTTGGAGAATATCAAAGTCTATATTGGCGAGACAATAAGAGGAGAGTCAAGATGGAAAAGACATCTAAGATGTCTCAAAGGTAATTGTCACGCTAACAAACCACTCCAAGAAGACTTCAATAAGTATGGAGAAGAAGCATTTGAATGGAGCATTCTAAAAGAGTTTGAAATCGAGAATAAAGATATCCTACTCTTGGAAGAAGCAAGAACCATCCAGCAATATATTCAAGATGGTGTTGAACTTTATAATGTGCAATTGACAAACAAACAACTTAAAATGCTTGAAGAAGACAAAAAATCTCAATAGTTATAAACTACTTCAACCAAAGAGTTGCCTGTTGGAATGACAGTGAACTCAACCCTGTTTAAGGTGGCGTTGTAAGTCCAATCACGATTTAGGATGCCATCTATATAAACGTATATCCAATTGGGATCTAGCGGAACGTGTGTCAAGTCAATCCATTCATAAGGAACGACTTGATCTGCTGCTTGTGCCACACCAGCACTCCAATCTTCGGAACAGATATCGACAATATTACCGCCGAAGTGGTTTGTGGCGTTAACGTATCTCTCTCCAACATTCTGCATTGGCACATTCGAAGTACATTCAGAGACATCATTTGGCAAGTTTATGATGCTAGCAACAAAGGTGTGAGATCTTTGCATTAATGCCCAGTTTATAAACTCAAACTCATTGGCTACATGTTCTCTAGACTGATCATTCTCATCAGAGACGAAAACAATTAGAAGAGCAGCATCATTCCTAAGCCAAGTATTGGCGTATTGATTGAAGTCTATGTATTCTATCACAGCATCAAAGCCTGCCTCATACTGTCCATTGATATGATCGCTATACATCGCTTCAACATCTGCTATTGTATCACCCGGAACAATAGGGAAAGAAGTTAAGTTTGTCACTTCACGGTAATCAGAAGGAATAATCATCAGTCTCCACCCAACAGCAGGCAAACTGTTCATCATGAGTTGGATACCTGCCAAGATTGCAGGCTGATCGTCAAACATAGAGCCTGAAGGATCAATAACCCAAAATATATCAACACCATCCAGTGAGCGAATCTGAACAAAAGAATCAACCCAAAGATCTGAAAAGTCATAGTCAGTGTCCTCTATCACTTCACACTCAGACTCAACCTCTATATATACCTCAACCTCTTTTTCGTATGCTAGCATCCCATCGGACATGCAAGACATAATAAACAATAACATCAACATAACATATAACCCCCATAGTATCTAATATAACTACCTTTCGGAAAAAGAAAAAGTAACTTTAAATTGAATAAAGAATGTTTGTCAAACGTATAATAAGTAACAACTACCAAAGGAGGTAAAAATGGAAGTATCAAATGAAGAGCCAGAGCAAACATCTGGCTTAACTCAGGGAGACTTGGCAATCGCTGCATATGCTCTCGCAGAAACATATAACTCATACTTAGAAGAGTATGAAGCAGAAGACTTTGGCGAATTGTCAAAGGAACAGATGGAATCATCAATGAACTCTTTACGCACTGCGTTTTCAAAGTTCGATGCGATTCTCAAAGCAATGCAACCACAGGAGGAAGAATGATTACTTTCATAGGAACAATTGTGCTTGTATCGGTATTCACAGTTGTATGGATGAAAATGTTTGGAGGTGGTGAATGAAGAGCAGAGATATTCACGGCTTAACTAAAGCGGCTCTAGCACACTTCATAGCGACGAAAAAAAGGGCAGAGGCTAATCTTGGTGTCTATCTTTCGAGTCCTACAGGCATCGGGGAACATCCTGATATTGTAGGAGAAGTTGTTAAACTTATAAAAACAATCACAGAAGCAGAAGAATCGATAAATTATCTACAACGGAGAATAAATGAATAAATGGATGAAAGAAGGAATGATTAATGGACTGCAAGGGATGCTATTCTTTGCCGTTGTCTGTTCAATCTGGGCAATTATTATTAAGTTGTCTGAAAACTTGGGAGTTAGTCCCGGATGGAGTATGTTGGCTTTCTTTATTATAGCCATATTCTCAATGAGCATGGCATCTGCCAAGGCTAAATACGATTTAGATCAAAAGTTTGGAGGAGACAAATGAATAAAACAATATATCTTATTGACATTGATGGTACAGTTTGTGAGGACGTACCAAATGAAGAAGCACATCGCTTCTTATCGGCAAAGCCAATTGATGGTGCTTTGGATATGGTTAACAAAGTCTTAGAGGAAGGTAATAGAGTAACTTTCTTTACTGCTAGGACTAGTGAACATGCCGATGTAACTGAACAATGGTTGAAAAATAATGGCTTTCCATTTGAGTCTGTGTGCTATAACAAGCCTCGAACAGATGATGGTTGGGAATATCATTGGGTTGATAATAAACCAGTAACCAGTACTTATACACCACAAGGGTTTGTACTGTTAGGAGAGGGAAAATGATTCTAGAATATACTTTTACACATGATAATGTAGTTCCACCAACTCGCTCCAACCCTTCAGATGCAGGATTGGATATCTATTTCTCTCATCCTGAGTCTTCAGAAGAGGTTATAATATATCCAAATACTGGAGCGCTATTCCGCACAGGACTTCGCTTTGGAGTTCCCCATGGGTACATGCTGCAAATCATGAACAGATCATCTGTGGCATCTAAGAGGAGCCTTCTTGTTGGTGCATGTGTAGTGGACTCTGGGTATGATGGGGAAGTGTTTGTCAATCTGCACAATGTAGGGTTAAACCCTCAAGTGATTAGACATGGAGACAAGATTGCTCAGGCAGTTTTAGTCCCAATTGTGCCTTTCCGAGCCTACTGTCGTCATGACGGAGATCTATATGGATATCCTATCACAATGTCCGAAAGAGGTGATGGAGCACTAGGAAGTACAGATGCCAAAGAAAAGCCATTGGCTGATGAAGGGCAAAATAAAGATTATGATGATATTTATTTAAACTCTAGTAAGTCGGATTAAATTAAGGAGGAACTGCTATGAAAGGAATTAAGAAAGATAAACAAATACTGTTCTTAGAGACAGAGAAGCGTCATGCTGACTTGAAAATTAAATTAAAACACTACGGCATCTCCCAATCTGACTTTATCAGAGGATGCATATCCGGACTAATTAATGACGATGAGCAGTTCTTCCAATTCTTTTTCAAATTGCTTGAAGAAAAATCTTATGTAAAATCATCTAAAAATCGTAAAAAGAATGAAGAAATGATAACGAAAGGACTAAATACTATTGAAGAAGACTTTGTATTCAAAGATTCTGAAATTGAAAATATTTTCGATATAATTGAAAAAGATCATCCGGATTTATGATTTTTGGATAGAATATCACTAATTAAAACAAAATGCATAATTTGTCATGACAAAAAGGAGATTTCAAATGGCTAAGAAAAAATTAATTTTAAACGAGGGTACTACTCGTCAATTCATGAAGTACGCAAATATCAAGCCTACTTATGTTTCTAACTTCTTAAGTGAGTCCGAGTACAATCGCGATGAAGAAGAAGAGAAAATGGAAGAAGGACTACTTGATGAAGTGGAAGAAGAAGAGGGAGTTGAAATGGAAGCAGAACCAGAAATGGATGCTGGCATGGAAGTTGAAGACGAAATGGCTGCAGAACCAGAAATGGATGCAGGATCTGACGATGCCGAAGGCATGGTAATGGATCTACTTGGCGCAATTAAAGATTGGGCACAGTCTCAAGGAGTCTCTATGGAACTCGAAGGTGATGAAGAAGAAGGCATGGAAGATATGGAAGCAGCGCCCGAAGGAGGTGATTTGGGGATGGCTGACGATGTTGATGCTGATTTGGAAGCCGCAGATACTGAAGTAATGGACGATGAAGAAGTCATTGCTGAAGTTACTCGTCGTGTGGCTAGACGTTTATTGAGAGAGTCTGCAAAAAGAAAGTAATCTGAATATTTTGCAAAATTCAAACGTATTATAAGGGCAGGCTATCTATAATGTGGGTAGTTCGCCCTTTTTTTGTTTAACAAAGGAGAAGTTATGAACAAAGATAATGAAGAAAACGAAGAAACTTCGGAAGATGTTGTAGATCAACAGCGGCAACACGCACTTGCTGAAGATCAACAATTCGACGGCGAAGAGTCAGAAGAGGGAGAGTCAGAAGAGGGAGAGCAAATAACTCTCCAAGAACTATTAGAGATGGTAGCAGCCAAATCAGAAGAGGCTGAAAAGGAAGACGATTTGAACTCTATGCGCTCAGTCGGACTTTATGGTGATGTAGAAGAGGAAAGGATTGCTGAAGTTATCTCCGCATTGCTGATGTTACAGCATGTAGGCAAACCAAAGTATGATGACGAAGGGAAACTTACAGAAGAAGGCAAGCCCATCAAATTGTATGTCTCCACTTATGGTGGTTCTGCAGATGATATGGCAGCCCTTGTTGACATCATGAATGTTGTAAAGAAAGATTGTCCAATTGAAACAGTTGGGATTGGCAAGGTTATGTCTGCCGGTGTGCTTATATTAGCATCAGGGACAAAGGGTGAACGCTATATTGGAAAGAATTGTCGTGTTATGATTCATTCTGTGATTGCCGGTAACCATGGTTCTTTGCACAATTTGGAAAATGAACTCTCAGAGATTAAAAAAATGCAAGACATTTATCTACAATCTCTAGCAGATGCAACAAGTATGACAAAGAAACAACTAAAATCTTTCATGAGAAGAAAACAAAACGTCTATTTAAATGCAGAAGAGGCAATTAAATTAGGCATTGCTGATAAAATTTTGGAGTAATATATTATGGCTATAGATAAAGAATTTTACAATGAAGCGTCTGCCGCCAAGTTAGGATGGGATCCTACTTGGTTTGGGCATGATGCGTTTGACGAGAAACTAACTCGCATCATTCGTAACTGGCAGAAGGATAGAAGGCTTGCAGCCGATGGGTTGTGTGGGCCGGGAACCTTCCGTGTCCTTTTTAATGAGAGAGAATCACAGATCTCTGATTATGTCTCGCCTAACTATGATAATGATGGACTAGCACGTATCGTCTATAATGGTAGCGAGTTTCCTATTGAATGGGATAAGACTGTCTTATGGACAGACAAGGGCGGCTTGATGGCAAAATTGGGAGCCTATCGTTCCCAAGCAGGAAAGAAGCCTAGAAAGATTACTCAGTTTATTAATCACTGGGATGTCTGCTTGTCGTCGAAGTCATGTCAACGTGTCCTTGATAAGCGTGGTATATCCGTACATTTCTTGATTGACAATGACGGAACCATCTATCAGACAATGGATCTTCAGCATATTGGATGGCATGCAGGTGTTTCAAAGATCAACAACCTTTCTGTAGGTGTTGAGATTTCAAATGCTTACTATCCTAAGTGGCAGCAGTGGTACAAGAAGCATGGATTTGGTGAACGTCCAATCGTAACAGATGCAGAAGTTCATGGAAAGAAGTTAGATACTCACCTAGGGTTCTATCCTGTACAATTGCAAGCCCTACAAGCCCTCTGGAAAGCCATTCACTTGGCTTGTGGTGTTCCACTAGAGACATTGACTGGAAGCACTAAGAACGCCTATGACGCTTCTGCAAAGAGTGGTAAGTTTAAAGGGTTCTTGTCGCATTATCATATCAAGAAAACAAAGATTGATTGTGCAGGACTTGACATTGAAAAACTATTGGAGGACTTGAAATGAATTTTAAAGGAAATGATATGCTACTGAGAGTACTGGCTGAGGCTGTCGACAAGAGGGAGAAGTTGAAAGAAGACGCAGCGGCTGCACCGACGATAGATCCATCTAAGAAATCTGTAGTAGGTAACGTTGACAGTGTTAAGAGCGATATTGGTAGTAATGGCGCTGAAGGTGACAGTATCTTAAATGTACAAGACATTGCAAGAACCCTCATCACAGGAACAGAGTCGGGACAAAGAGATCAGATGAACATCAAAGATGCTTTCGACGTTATAAGAAAATCTAATAATTTCGTAACTGAACTAAAATCAGTTTCAGGAGACAAGTTAATTGAAACTTTAATTAATGCTCTTGCGAAGTATTTTGTTCCTCCTGAGGATAGTGATGGTTGTACAGATTTGTCTTCTATGTTCACTCGACATGTTGTAATGAGTTCATATTCTATGATATTTAAAGAATATTCTGGCTCACCAGCAGGCTTCGTCAATGAAAGTTTTATTGCAGGACTTATAGGAGGAGAATCAATTCCAGCAGCCTCTTCGACAACCATTGCAGATATACAAATACAAGGTAACAATATAGGAATTTCTCTCAAAACAACGTCATCTGATTCAAAATTATCTGGCTCATTTACTAATTTGATGAGAACATTAGGAATAAAATTCAGAGTAGAAGGAGGTACAAAGTCATATATTTCTGATTCGGATGTCCCTCAACACGCTTTAGGACTTTATTATCTTTTATTTAACAAGAAATCAACAGAAAGTCACTCAATCTCATGCTTTAAAGTTGATAGAGGGGAGATGATCAATAATCTAGATTATTATGTCGCCAACCAAAAAGGAACAAGAATGTCAAAGGAAGAAGACGGTACGTATGTGTTTCGTTCGAAGAAAGACTATGATGACTTGGTTTCTAAGTTTGCACCTCTGCTTGGGATAAAGTTTGATAGTATCGTAGATGATAGTGTTATTGGTATTTCTGGATTTCAGAAAATTGAGCAAGAGTTAGAGTTGAGTGCTCAAGTAACTGCCAATGGCAAGCAAGAGAATATTGATAAGATCATCAAAACATTGAACCTATTGAATACATTTTATTCACAATATGTTAATGCTGTAGTGTCTTTTGCATCAGATCCAACTGGGGAAAAGTTACAAGGTATACAAGAGAAATTAACTGCCATGTCAAAAATTGATCCTACGAACTTAGTAACTTCTGAAAATTGTAGTTGACTTTGAATAAAACGGTGATTATAAACGTATAATATATATAACGAATAATCATTGGAGGAAAAAGTGAAGAAAATCGTTTTGAAAGGTGAAGAGTTAAGGGAGGCTATTGTTAATGCAGTAAATGAATTGGCAGAGCCTGTCGCTTCTACACTAGGGCCGAAAGGACAAAATGTTCTTCTCAAGAACAAAGGCAAGCCATGCTACGTCACTAAAGACGGCGTGACAGTTGCTAGAGAGTTTGGAGGTATTGATCCGGTGACTGATGCCATTGCAGAGATTGTAAAGCAAGCAAGTCACGAAACAAATACAAATGCAGGAGATGGAACTACAACGTCAACTGTGCTAGCGAGAGCAATCATCAACGAAGCACAGAAGTATATTGTATCCGGTGTATCTCCGATTGAACTTAAAAGAGGAATGGATAAGACATGCGAACTTCTGATCCAAGGATTAGAAAGTGTTGCTCGTCCTATTCGATCTGTTGAAGACATTCAGCATATTGCACGTATTTCAGCCAATAATGATAAGATGATTGGTGATCTAGTGGCAAGGGCTGTTGATCTCGCAGGTAAGGATGGTACTGTAATCATCGAAGAAGCAAGATCGAACAAGACTAGTCTTAATTTGATTGAAGGTTTCAAGATAGATTCAGGCTTTGCAGCAGGTGCTTTCATGACAGATGAGCGACGAGGGGTATGTTATTATGACAATCCTTTGGTATTAGTCACTGATGAACGCTTAGAGACAGTAGATGAAATGCTCCCTCTCCTAGAACAAGTCGCAAGAGACGGACGTCCACTTGTAATTGTGGCAGAGGAAATCGAAGGACAGGCACTTGCTGCTCTTATCATGAACGCAATCCGTGGTACAATGCGGATTGTAGCAATCAAAGCACCTCGATACGGAGAAGAGAGAAAGTCTATCTTACAAGACTTGGCTATTTCTGTTGGTGCAGATTATATCTCTAGAGAAGCAGGTTTACTCATGAGAGATGTAAAGATTGAAAACTTAGGGACTAGTAAGTCTATTGAGGTAGGCAAGTCTATCACTACATTCGTAGGAGGTAAAGGTGAAGGAGAAGCAGTCGAAGAAAGGATTGAAATTGTTAAAGCACTCCTCAGGCAAACAGAAACAGAACACGAAGCGAAAGTATACAACGAGCGTATTACTCGGCTTGCTAGTGGGGTTTCTGTTGTTAGAGTTGGTGGTGCTACAGATGTTGAAATGATTGAGACTAAGCATCGCATTGAAGATGCTCTAGAAGCCGTCAGATCGGCTCAGAAAGACGGCATCATTACAGGAGGTGGTACAGCCCTACTAACAGCCATATTCGTCTCTGATGGCGATTCTCTAGAGTTTGAGAACGATGATCAAAGGATAGGATCAAACATCCTTATCAAGGCTTGTGAGTCACCATTTAGACAATTGTGTATTAACGCAGGGTTATCCGAAGATATTCTGATTCAGCAAGTGACAAGTGTCGAAAATGTTAACTCAGGTTATGACTTCCGTAATCATCAGATGTGTGATATGTACGAGTCAGGAATTGTTGATCCAGTTAAAGTAACTAAGACTGCACTGACAAATGCTGTATCTGCAGCATCAACTTTGCTAAATACCAATCACGCTATCATTCAAATTGAATAAAACTTGATACTTAAACGTATATAACATATAGGAGTTACGTAATGAAAATAACAATACAGAAAACAATGTATCTAGATGAAGTTCCTGAAGAAATTGATGGCGAGTTTGTAACAATATCAAATCGCCTGATTGGTGCGCGAGCATTACTTAATGACGCATCTCGAAATGCAGAAGAAGGTAGATATATCGACGCATCAGAAGATATTGAGAGAATAAGAGAGATCCTAACAATACTAGACAAAAATCTAGAAGAGCAACAATCTCTCTGTCTCTCGTACGAGAAGATACGCATTTCATCTCAGTACGATATCCCTCCACAAGAGGATACTGATGTACAATAGTACTATTATTCCGGGCGACTTAGTGTCAATCAAGCAGTCTTCATGGTATACGAATGTTAACACTTGGACTTTAGAATTGACAAAGAAATGTCTTAGAGGAGTATTCCTAGGGAGACTAAAAGAAGAAAACAAGTCTTTTCACGATTATCCCAACCCTGTCAGAGTAGTCATCAATGGCTGTGAAGAAATTGTGGTAGACTTAAGCAAAATTAACTATTATAATAAAAGGAGAAGTTATGAAAAAATTAATTGAGGTGATGCAGAATTCTGTTACCACAAAGACGTATTCACTGAGAGAGGTATTTGTAAATCCGGATTTTGTAGTGTCATTAGTACCCGATACCAACACTAAGAGATTGCTCTCAGAGGGACGTCTGCCTGATGGTATTCACACTGGTGCAGAGTTCACTAGGATAGCAATCCACAAAGGTGCCAGTGGGCAAGAGATGGTAGTTGTAGGTTCAGTGCGTGACATTAGGAAAAAATTGTATAGTACTGCGACTAGTATTCTTAAGGGGTAAAACGTGATGCTAGATTATTACAAGATATATGCAAAAGTTAAATGTCCTTTCTGTGTAGACGCTATAAATAAAATGAATGAACATGGCTTTGATCATGCGCTGATCTTGATAGATAAGTCTCCTGATTATTTCGAGTCAATCAAAAAGGTATATGATCATAGCACTGTTCCAATTATAGTGAAAGTCTCAAAGATTAATGGTAAACAAGAGTTTATTGGAGGGTTTGACGACTTTATAAAGTTTTTAATAGAGGAGGGTTACGAAAAGTGTTAGATTATAAATATGAATTCTCAGATTATTATCGATGGATTCAGAAAGTATGCAGATATGCACACATGGAGTACGATGCCGAGGTTGAGTTGTTAGCAGAAGACAATGCTTTTATCTACCACTATGGCAACAAGAAGATTGAAGTCAGTGGGCGAACACCTCCAAGAGATAAGTTGTACATACTTCTTCACGAGGTTGGACATGTATCTAGGATGATGGAGAATGAAGAAGACTCAACCTTTTTCATGAACCACTCAGGTAATAAGAACATTAAAGAGAAAACCATGATTCTTATGGAAGAAGTTCTTGCTTGGCACAAAGCAGAAGAAATTGCCAATAGAATGGAGATTCCAATAGAAAAAAGGGCTTGGCAGAGACTAGTTAACAAGACAACGCAGAAATACGTTGAATGGATCAATAAACAGGAGAAATAATGAAAAAAGTAGACAAACCTTGGGGTAGTGAGATTTGGTGGGCACATGTCAAGGGTAAATATATGGGAAAGATTTTGCACATCAAAAAAGGACACAGACTATCCTTGCAGTACCATATCGACAAAGAAGAAACAATATATGTACTTAAAGGTAGATTAAAATTAACTTACTCTGTGGCTAGAGATGGAGAATTAAAACAGTGTTTCGTGGAAGAAGGAGAGTCTTATCACGTATACCCGATGACAGTACACAGGTTTGAGGCAGTATCTGAAGACGTGACTCTGCTAGAAGTCAGTACTGATTATCCTGAAGATGTTGTTAGGATAGAAGATGATTATAGGAGAGCAGAATGATACTAGCATTAATGGCAAACTTGGCTTTAGCCGAATTGAATGTTCCGGAAACTTCATACACAGGAGCGTCGATCTTAGAAGGTGACTTAGATGTCACCTTTAACGTCGCAACTGATTTGGATAATAATCCCAGTCCGGACAACTATGCTTTCTTTGAAGGCAATACACTTTATCTGGGAACGGCAGATCAGTATGGGAACTCTATTGATGGCATCATCGAGTTCTTTTGGTTCCAGTCTTCCATAGACAGAGGATCTGACTTCTATGTTGCAGTAGTAAAAGTACGTGCAACGCCGGGCAATGATTGCCCTTGGTATCTATTTGGATCTGATTGTGAGTTGTGGGCTGATGACTGGGCAGACTGGGGTGAATATCCTGTCGTGACTGTCGAGGCTATCACAGACGTATCTAGAGAACAAGGTGCTTTCCGTTGGGATTGGGCTGTTCCGTTTGAGAACTATGGTATCGACGCATACGGACAAATGAGTTTCTCCAATCAATATGGTATTGGAGCAGAGTCCTCAGCAGGAGCAGAAGGTTCCGCTATGTCCGCAGTATCTATCCCAGAGGGGACAAACATTAATGGTGTACCAGTTCAAGGTGGCGCCAATGTAGAATCTAGTGTTCAAGCAAAGGGTTTTATGAACTCTGAATACAGGGTACAGACACAATACGAAGTAACTTTGTTCGAGTGGGATGTGTATGTGAGTGGTAGAGCAGATCTAATGGCTTGGGATACGTATCTTAATCTTGGAGAGCGAGCAAACCAGTCAGCATATTATGAATACTTTCTCCCCATTCAAGTTGAAACTGGAGAGACTTTTATGTTGGATGAGTTCAATTTTGTATCTCATTTTGACATAGGAAACATAAATCCTTTTGCTCATGAGGTAGGATTGTCGTTAAAAGGGGTAGAGATTGGAGTCCCTTATTGGGAGCCTGAAGATAATGTCTCTGAGCCTTCTGAGGAGCCAATTGTAGAGCCTTCTGAAGAGTCGATAGAGGAAGACACCGGAGAAATCTTAGAAGACACTGGAGAGCCGTATATAGATCCTAATGAGGATACACTGGATAGCAATGAACTATCTGAACCAGTTAAGTCTTGTAGTTCAAGCCCATCCCCATCTGGAATAGTACTGTCGTTCTTGACTTTGGTATTACTGGGTTGGAGGAAGAGATGATGATCAACTGGCAATCAGAAGAAAGATTAAAAAAAGTCTTATATTGGAGAATGTGTTCTATTACCATAACTCTGCTGACGACATGGGCTTTCACTGGATCTATCAAAGAAGCGACACATTTCACAATTATGTTGCACATGCTATTAATAGTTTCTCACTATGTATTCGAAACTTTGTGGGATAGGAGAGACAAGTGATTACAGCAATGGGCGATGTGATGCGAGAAGCACACAAGAGAGGATGGATTACTACTAGAGATGGTAACTGTTCATTGAGAAGGGCAGGAGCAGGGATACTCTATATCACTCCATCGGCAGTGAGAAAGACTACGATCATACCTGAGACAGTCGTAAGGATACCAATCTTTGAAAATAAATTGGTGTTAGATGGGCTGAACCCTAGTGGAGAACTTGAAATGCACTGGAAGTTGCAACAGAAGTTTAGGCACAGAACTAAATCTGTACTTCATCTCCATCCTACCTACACCATCGCTGCAATGAGGGCAGGGTGGAACTTAAGAGAACTAGCAGAAGAGTTTCCAGAGGTGCATAGATACACAAAGGTTGGAAATAATGTACCAGTACTTCCTGCCATATCACAAGAATTGGCATCTGAAACTTTTTACAAAATGTCAGTTCCGTACAATGTCGATATAGTTGGGCAAGCACAACATGGTGTTTGTGCTATGGGTAGCAATCCTTGGGATGCTTTTGAGCACATTGAAAGACTAGAGCACATATGCCAGATCGCCCTAGCATCCGGGGTTAAACCAGAATGACTGCAAAACTTCTTTTGCAAATACAAGATTACGCTCAGTTAAAGGTGAAAGGCTCAATGTAGGGCAGGCACTCTATTTTAAAGATAAGCATTGAGAATTGTGGGGTTCAAGTCCCCACCTGAGCACTTTGGTTTAAATTAATTGACACAACTCAAGTATGGCTTGATTTCTGAAGATAATAATAAACTATTGAATAAATTAATTTCCTCAAACGTATAGAATATGTAAAGGTTGCTGTTATTAAACGATCAACCTATTTAGGAAGAAAAGGAGAACATTCAATATGAACAAACGTAAATGGTATAATTATGTATTTGAGACACAGGACGATGCGTATTACCAAAAGTTATACAAAGTGCCTGTTCGCTTTAAAGTTAAGAAACTTATGGGTGGAAACAAATCAGAGACAGAAGATGATTTTCGTGCAGTGGTGGCAGTAACCTCATTATCTCTACCTAGGGATAGAAAGTCTGATGGTGAGAATTGGTATATGACTTATGATATTAAGTTTGATTTACCTAAATCGTCAACCGATGTTGGGATCTTTGTCCGTAACGAGTTAATTCCTGAACTTAACGCAGTTAGAGGAGTAGAAATACTTTCGTACGGAGAATCATTTCAAGTGTACGATGCCCAAGACAGTGGAGTCGGTGATCCAAGCAAGGATAGATCAAAAGTATTTGGCGGAGATAAAAGAAAAGACTCCAAGAAAGACGATGACATAACCGGAGAGGAATAATAATATGATGGAAGAGTCCAAAGATGACGGCTTAGATAGTTTAAAACCTAAGCCACCACCTAAACTTGCGCCTAGAGGTATCAGAACTTTTACGGTTTGTAGGAACTTTGATGAGAGTGGAGTATCAGGCGAGGGTGTTGTTATAGAGGGCGTGGTAATGGCAACAGGACAATGCGTGTTGCATTGGTTGTACCCACCACCAAGAGGAGGTATATCAATCTTTGATAGTCTAGACGACTTTCTTAAGGTGCATGTATTGCCACACCCTACTAACAAAACTATATTGACATTTGAAGATGGCGAACAACATAAATATGGAAAAGGATGGAACGATGAAGAAGATAATAAGATTGAAAAGTAGTTGGAAAAACTTAGTTGTATTTGACTTTGATAAGACACTTGCAGATACAGATGAGTGCGTCCTTGTCAGAGATAATGATTCCAATAGGATTGTCGATCACCTATCATCCGAGACTGAATTAAACAATTACATTCTTGATGCTAGCACTCATCACTACGACTTTAGCGAGTTCAATTCGGTATCCGATTTAGCAGAGCCAATCTCAGAAACAATTGAATTGATGAAAAGGTTTACCCTAGAGAAAGATACTAAAGTCATAGTACTTACTGCAAGACAGAATGATTCTGTGCATGCTATATCTAATTTTTTATCTCAACAGGGAGTCGATACTCAAAAGGTTTGGGCATACGGAACTTCCGGTGCAGTCCTTAAGGTAGGACATTTGCAAAACTTTCTAAATAGGTTCAACATCAGTGAAAGTGTACTTATATTTGAAGATAGTATAGAAAACATTAAAAGATATATCACCCTAGAATATGAAAATCCTAATTTGTCATTTGACTACGTTCAAGTGATGCCAAAAAAATTAACTGATGAAGAATTATCTGAAGTCACGAAACACAAGTATCCAACTGGAGAAACAGGGACTGAGCCTTACCAAAGGATGTTAAAAAAGATACACCCTGCTATGAAAAGGAGGCTAATTGGACTTGGAGGTAATAATTACTCTACTAGTGGAGTTAAAAAGGTAAAAGATTTTAAGAGATCAAAATCCGCACCACCATCGGGATAAAGGAGGAAGGATGGGTAACAATAAAAAAACAGTTAAGTGTAGTTTCTGTGGCAGACTTGGGCACAATAGAGTTTCTTGCCCTAAACTAAAAGAATTGATCGAGAAAGAGAGAGAAGAGCATGGCTCTGATCATCCCGATGTGAGGTTGTATGACAAAATGTCCAAAGGATATAGCAAGAAATCCTCAGACAATGCCAATAAAACTAGACATTGCAGTTATTGTTTTCAGCCCAACCATAACGTGCGATCTTGCAAAATAAGATCCAAAGACATATCTAAATTAAAAAAGAGAAATACTGCTTGGAGAAATGCTATAATTTCCCACTTCAAAGAGAGGGGAATAGGTTTAGGGTGTATAATGACTGGTAAGTATTCAAAGAGGTATGGTTCTAGAGTGTATAACAAAGGCGATAAATGGATTTTAACAGGCATTGAATGGGATTTGATTACGTTTGACAAAAAAGACTCAGCAGAGTTGGTATTTAAGTTAGTTAACCTAGAGAATTCTTCTGTCAGTACTGTAATAACTCTATCTAGGATTACTTCTTTGGTTGGAGACTCCTCAGGAGATTACCATTGGGATGTTATATCACCCAGTACTACGCTTAATTACCCTGAAGGCTGGGACACTGTTAGTGATGTAGAATATGACAAGCATTTAGTTAGTCTGTTCAAAGGAATGGGCAAGAGACAATACGAAGATATGATTTCATTTTCATATGACAGTGCACCACACGTAATACTTAAGGATATTGAGGAAATGCTACTAGAGGCACAGTCAGTATGCTTGGCTCACAGTAAGTGGCATATACCATCGGAGACTTGATGAACAAGAGGTTCACTAAATTGACAGATGGTAACGTTGGCTACTTATACGACAATGGGTATCTGTGTAAGGGCACGTTAGTAAAATATAGATACCTCAATAGGACAATGGTGGCTTACAGTTTAGATGATAGGGACAACCATTGGAACATAGGTATTATATCGCATGTGCAGGCAATATCTTTCATGAGAGGTAATGGTGTTTGGCAAATTAAGGTTGATGAAAATGGAATTGAAGAGCATATAGAGTTTGTATATGATATAAGTGTACACACATCTGAGTCCAGTGTCCCCCTTGAGACGGTATCGACAGAAAGCCATGAAATATATTTGGCTAATAGTATGAATAAAGCAAAGGCTTGAAACGTATAGAAACCACAATGCACAACACAAGAGGTTTCTAATGAAAGGGTTTAACGTAAAATACCAACCAAATTATAATGGTTTCTTTTCAATGATCGAAAACATCGCTGATGAACTGAATGAGCGGAAGAATAGATTTGATAAGTCTGATTTACTTGAGCAATGTTTCGAACAAATAACTGAGGGACGCATTAAATGGGTAGATGAGAAAGGCTATGATCATATTGATACGGAAGATGGTATTAAGTTTGAAATGAAGAGTCAAAAGTTCTGCCTGTATACGAAGAAAGGGCATCTCAAAGATAAAACCTCTAAAATTAAATTAACAAACACATTGCAGAACACAGACAATAAGGTGCTAGAGCCAACATCAGATTGGCTATTGATTGTAGACACTGGCAGTAAGGACTCATATTCAGTCGCTATCGTATCCTACAAAGATGTGGTGAGTAAGTATTCAAAAGAGTTGAAAGATGGCTTTGAGTGCCAAATACCAATCTCTGAGTTGGTTTTCTTGAGCGTACCATCTCAAGTATCCTTGTCAAAGGGTGAGCATAAGAGTTACTCTGAAGAGAAAAGACGATTACAATCAGAATATATTGAAAACTTTTTGAATAAAATCTAAACAATGAACGTATAGAATATGAACAAGGGAGAAACAATGAAAGATAAAGAACTGAAACCATTTGATAAACTGGTGAAAGAGATACATGAAAGCAGAGAACTTTACTTACTTAGAGAGTCCTTTACTATGATAATAGATATGCTATTGAAAGAAGACGAGAAAGTAAATATAATGCCAAGTGGTACGCTTAAAGATGAGTTTTTGAAAATACAAGAAAGTGCTTGGACTGCCTTGCTTAGAGACAAAGATTTTCAGAAGATTACGACAGAAGAATAAAAAGATTTGAATAAAACTTAAACATCAATCGTATAGAAGATACACAACAACACAGGGAGTGGCTATGACTAACATCACTGAAACAATACTCAAAACAATGCGAACTAAGAGATTTGCTCTAGAGGTTCTTCGTCAAGTAGAACAATGCGCAGGATATCATTTCTACTCACTATACCATTTAGGTGGCGCAAAGACTGTGCGAGAATGGGGAGAGTTGGCAGAGGACGATCCATCACAACGCACCTCACAGATCACAGTTCGTGTATGTCATGATTTTGAATATGCCATTGCAAAAGTTTTAAAAGACAGTTATGGTTATGAGATTGTACCTAAGTCTGGGGCAAATGACATTGAAGGTAACTTTGATGTTGCCATACAAAAAGGAAAAACAGTAGTCGCTTTCGAAGTTAAGACTACACAATCATCCAATGGTTGGACTGGCTCTACACATAGTGCTGGTTGTGGTAAAGTCCCATTTTATGTTCTCATACAATATGAACTGGACTTGGACATTGAGTTGGGCACACAGTCTCTTAATGGACTATTCAAATCTTGTCACTTCTCTGTCACCTCACCACTTGAAAATGGTGATGCCATCATCCAATGGATGGGACAGGCTAGCGAAACCAATTCACGTACTACTGGTAAGATAAGAAAAGACGATGCAATTGAGTATGACTTTATGATCTGCTTAGGCTCGGTAGACACGACACGCTCTAGAAAGTGGGCTAAGACTTTGAAAGAAGAGTTAGTTGAATACCGTACAGGCATTGTTAATGGAGAATTAAACCCTAACTACAACTTACAAATTATTGACATAGAACCATCAACACATTCATTGTTTGTTGAGTCGATCTATAGCAGATTGCTATTGAGTGTATAGGGGATAGGTAAATGCCTAGAAATAGCGACATTCAAGTTGGAGATTTGGTTTGCCTAAGCAAGAAAGGGGAGCGATACATATATGGGAAAACTTTATGTAGCATATATTATCGCCCAATCTTAGAGGGAAACCTAGGATTAGTAACATCTATCAAAGGAAACTCGTATGGAAAAGATAAACATGTCAGTCCTGTAAGAGTTGTTTGGTTCGTAAGGAACGGAGATAACACAACAAAACGTACAACAGTCGTCATGTCAATGAACGCAAAGTATTTAAAAAGATTGAATAAAAGATAAGCATCAAACGTATAGATAATACAACATAACAAAGGAGAACTCAATGAGTTACTTAATCAAACAAAAACTAGATGAGATAATGAATATGGTAGAGGAATCAAGTTATGGCTCGATTGACTCTTATGACTTAGAAAGACTTAAAGAAAAATGTATGGGCGATGATTTGTACAGAGTACAGTTTCATTATACTATTGAATGGATTGGCAGAGAGAGTGCTTTCTACGTCAATACACATCACTATGGCTATTGGAGAATGGAAACGAATGGCGAATGGACTCGCACAGACATCGACGAAGAGGAGGATGTAGCATAATGGCTTACTTGAAAAAAGAAGACTTGGTTGTCCTTAAGGGAAAAGTAGGACAGACAACAGCAATCGTAACAGACATAGAGTTCCGTAGGTTCAAACGAACCTATAGAGATAAAAAGACTGGTGAGATGAAATGGAGATTAAAATCAGTTCCGTATGCTCTCTGCACTGTCATGACTGGTGGCTTTGGGAAAATTGCCATAGGCTCAAAAATGGTTATAGCAGGATACAAACTACGTAATCATGCCCTAAAAGGAGAGAAATGTTTGGTATTAGAAAATCAGTATATTCCCGAATATGAAAGTAGTGGGGAGAAATGGGTTGTCGATATGATCACTAAGAACAAGGAAAAGAAAAATGCCAAGAAGAAAAAAAGTAGTAAAAGAAAAGAAACTCAAAAATCAGAAAATAAAGATAAGAGTTAAGTCGGCAGTAACAAAACGTCGATCTTGGAAAGTCTTTGAGGTTATATCAATCGACGAAGAGGGGTGGATAAAGATTAAAGGAACTACAAAGCCCCATTTTTACATGCACAAAGTCATAAATAAAAATCACATCAAAAAAGTTTGAATAAAATAAGATAGTTAGACGTATAGATAGTACACAACAACAAGGAGACTCAATGTCACGCAAGAAAACAAACAACGAGATCAACATTAGTATTAACGTATCAGATGATTTGCTTAATAAGTTCATGGGGGCTATGATCAAGATGAGTAGTATGTCCTCTATGGGCGGCATGCAGATGATGCTAGGTGGGATGATGGGCGCAGAACAGGCTGAGCCTGAGGGCGAAGATAAAGAAAAGGCTAGCATAGGCTTTCAATCCAAGCCTGAAGTAGGTGAGAATGGTTAAGCACTATGACTTTGAGCAATTAAAAGACTTTGTATTGGCATATAGACTGTCAAACCCCGACTTTGATTGTATTGGTAGTAAGTTTGCGCAATCTATTTATCGTGCATTGTGCGAAATATATGATTTAGTTTCAACAGAACAGGACTTTAAAGAAAAATGGACTAAAAGGCTGAACGAAAACTATCATAGTTGGCTAAGTTTCGATACTGAATTGAATAAATTGGTATATGATACTGGACTTCGTGACGAAGAATGGAGCAATGCTTTAATAGACGATACTTTCTTGCTCTTCGATCTAAAGCAGACTAAGCATTTCCTAGAGACAAAAGCAACAAAAGAGTTCCAAGATACCTACGATGTAATTCAGACGTATTATAGCCTACAAGGATACTTTACAGGCATATTCAAAAGAGGGATAGAGGGCATATCTTATGCAGAATGGGAGAGGGTGTCTACTAACAAATATGCTGTAAAGGTATTGAAAGCATACAAGGATCAACCTAAGTTTAAAGTTGGGGAACTGGTATCATTGAGGACGAATAGAGAGTGCACTAAAACTAAAAATGCACCCAACGCAAAGTTTAATTCTTGGAATATAAATTGTAATATATCCAAAGTCTTAATCTTGTCAAACACTGAGCCTATTATTAATGCTAGGAAAGGAGCAAAACGGTATAAAGTCGCTCCTATCGGAGGAAACGGACAGCCTTTTTGGATTGAAGAAGCGTTTATGAAGAAACACAGAAAAAAAGTGAATAAAAAGATATAGCCAATCGTATAAATTACGTAACAAACAACGGAGCAAAACAATGAGTGGAAACGCATTTAAAGACTTTAACCCACACCCAGTCACATATGACGACTGGATTGTTCTAAAGAACATCGTGAAAGATTTCTTTCCGAACATCGCTGAAATTGGCTCAGCACAACTGTTCCATGATGGGGTAGGAATGTATGACAGGACTCTAGGAGATTTGGACTTTGCAGTAGAACTACCGAAGGCTGAGATCCTCAAGATTGCCAAAGCACATCCCGACACATTCCAAGCAGTCAAAGTATTTGGCAACACTGTATCAACACTAGTGTATAACCCTGAAGAACAATATGTTCAGCACGTAGACTTTATGACAAGTACAGACACAGTCAATGAGACTTGGGTAATGACTGGTGGCTCAGATAAGTTTAAAGGTGTGGTGCGTAATATGATGCTTTGTTACCTAGCAAGAGTTCAGAATGAAAAGGAAAGTACCGAAGATCGAACAGTAAAGCACACTGTAGCCTTTCCAAGTGGAATAGCCACAAGAGTCAATGGAGAATATGTAACACAACGAGATAGCAACCCAAGTGTCATATTGCAGACTCTAGGGCTGAAAGACGACTGTGAAAGCGTTGAAATGGCTAGAACATATGAGGGGCTACTAAGTATCTTAGACGATGTTCAGAGCCATTATGATGGGTTCAAGACATACTGCGAAGAGTCGTACTTTTATCGTAAGAGTCCTGTATTGTTGGACAGAGCATTAGATTATTTAAAGAACTTTGAATAAACTTTGAACGTCATTCGTATAGATAATACAACACACAACATTGGAGACACAATGAAAGTAGGTGATTTAGTTAGAGTGCGATCAAGTGGGGTATCTGGTGTTATTCGTAAAATACTACCCTATAAGTTCGCAGAGGTTCTCATATTTGACGATGGTAAGCGAAAACAATACCACATCGGACACTTGGGGGTGATAGGTGAAAGTAGGTGATTTAGTTACATTAACCAAAACAGGTGAACATAACTTAGATGATATAGAACTGTCAGAAGGTGACAAGGCTATTCTTCTTAGCATATACGAGGGTGATGAGTCAAGTAACCGTACCAATCATGGAGACTTGTTTTACAAGATCGTTATGTGCAAAAGCAATAGAATAATCGAACACTTGTGGAGTTTTGAAATAAAAAAGTTTGAATAAAACTTTAATCACAATCGTATAGACTATACAACAGCAAACAATGGACATATAATGAAAGTAGGCGATTTAGTAAGAATAAGGAAAGGAGCGTTTCTGAAGTCTGACTTTGATGATAAGTTGGCGATTGTCGTCTATAAAGGAACGTGGAGCGTGGACATTCGAGTAGTCCAAAACGGTTGGCACACTCGTATTGATAAAAAACATTTGGAGGTAATCAGTGAAAGTAGGTGATTTAGTAAGACACGATCAAGGATTTATTGGGGTTATTATTTGTATAGATCCCGAAACCATTGGCGACATTGTATACACTGCCAACGTTAAAGTTGCTTGGAATGATGGCGATGTTTGCCATATGTCAGTTCATGACTTGGAAGTGATAAGTGAAAGTAGGTGATTTAGTAATTCGTGTCCACAGAAGTATAACCCTCCCGCATAAGAAAGGGATAATATTATCCATTCGTCAAGTTGGAGGACAGACATATTACAAGATCGCTTGGTTCTTCACAGATATAGTATCTAACAGATGGACTGATAGGGAGTTTTGCCCATACAGGTTTTTTTTGAATAAACTTTAAACCACAAACGTATAGAATATACACACAAGGAGAAACAATGATCTATATCAGAGACTCAAAAACAAAGAAAAAGTATGCCCTCAAAGGCTTTACGGAACAAGATTATAACAATGGCAATCGTGAAGCAGAGTTGTTTGGTAAGATATATGACTTACTGATCAAGCATGACATTCAAGATGGCGAAATTATTAACAAAAAAGGTGACAGGATAGACTTATGAAAACGTATGATCCAAGTAAGCACTATCGTTCTAGTATGAACTTTACAACATGCTACACTCCTCTGCCTAGAGGAAAGGGAATTGTAATGTCAGTTGGAACTTACGGATTAGAGGGTGTATTCCAAAAACCCGATGGTGATGGTAAAGTCTTCACTAGTGTTGACGATGCTAGACAATATGCACTTAACAAAGGCTATTTAGTAGAGTATGATCCTAGAGAAGACTTAAATAAAGCGATAGAACATCAAAATAAATTGAATAAACAATCAAGTTCATCCGTATAGAATATACAACAAACAAAACAGGGAGAGATAATGGTTACAATTAGTTGCTATTACGAAAATATAATGAACGCACAGAACAGGCTAATAGAGATTATGGAAAATGATGAGACTGATAGGACAGACTTAGAGTGGGAACAATGGGTGGGCGATACTATCCGTATGCTCTCAGAAGAGTTTGGTGTTTCTGTCATTGAACTTGACGAGTTTTACCAGTTTATGTAAGGAGATGTGATGAAAGTAGGTGATCTAGTGGAGATGTCTCATTACGGATGGAAACGTTCGCGTTATGAACATCGACACGCTAAATACGGAATTGTCGTAGACATTATGGGTGATCAAGTATTAATGATGAGTGGCAGATATAAAGATGTTATTTCTTATCGTGTTAGATGGTTCGATAGTCAGGGCAATCCACTGGTAGCACTCACTGGTTTTGAAAGAAAATCTTTAAAGTTTTTGAATAAAAAGAAGAGATCAAGCGTATAATATATACAACACAACAACCAAACCAAGAGGTTTCACATGAAGAAAGCATATCTTATCACAGTTAACTACATCGAAGATAATCATTGGGAATTTTACCTTACTAGCACTATGGAAGATGCGATTAAACTGGCACACGACTATCTAAAAGGATACTATCAGTCGCTCATGGACAACTGTGGTTGGGAGCAAGATCAGCCTGTAACTGGCTTTGAACCTCTGCAACGGTATCTAGGAGATGAGTGTGGTTACTTAGATGTTCAGATAATCGAAAAAAACTTTGAATAAAGTTTAGACTACAATCGTATAATATATACAGCAAACAAGTACAAAGGAAAGAGACAATGAAAGTATGGGTAGTACAGATAAGAGAGAGTGGAGAAGAAGATCAAGTATATCTTTTCGACACACAAGAGAAAGCAGAGCAGTCAGCATTTCGCCAACTTTGGGATTATGCCGAATGGAGAGTGGAGAACGCTGATGATCTTCCCGACACTTTACACGAACTAGGATGTTTGGTTGAGGATAACGATTGGGGATACTATAACATTTACACATGTGAGGTGAAATAATGGGCAGATTAGCATTTATAGACACAGAGACAACAGGACTTGATCCCATAAACAACGAGATTATCGAGATTGCTATTAAGATTATAGACACAGAAAAGGTGGGAGACACAGACTGGCTAGAGTATCAGTTCGAGGGCAAGTTCAAGATCCGTAGGATGGACTTGGCAAGCCCAAAAGCACTAGAGATCAACGGATACAATGAAGAGGAATGGAAAGACTCATACAGTTGGAGCAAGCCTGCTTGTGAGCGATTACTTGAACGATTGAAAGGATGTGTAGTGGTTGGGCACAATGTACAGTTTGACATTGGCTTTATTCGCGAAGAATGTCGTAGACAAGGTGTTTGGTGTCCTAGGTTTCCAAACTTGGACACACAAGGTATGGCTAGGTTTCTTTGGGCTGACTTTAAGTCGGTATCTATGGACAACATACGAAAAGAACTACCACAGTGGTTCGACACAGAGGGATCACACAGGGCAATGAAAGATGTAAATGATTGTGTGACGATATGGAACTTGTTTAGAGAAGGTTGTTAAAAAACAAAGGTGTGATACAGAATAGTATCGGGAATGGGTGGGCATAAAAAACTTTGAATAAAACAATCAACTGAAACGTATAGATAGTAAGCAAGGGAGAAACAATGAAAATGGCGACAGGGTATCGGTTTTTTGACGTGGGTGATTTGGTAAGAGTTAAAAGTCAATCAGATAACTCATCATACAACTGGCAGTTTCAAGTATTTAATTCAGCGAACAATGATCAGTTAGCAATAACTGATTGGGGTGGTAGTTATGTCAGTGCGAAAGAGTTAAGAACTATGACAGGCATAGTCATTGGTGAGGTGTATTCCAATGGCAAACTAACGGGCACTTACCGTTTCGCTTTCGGGAATCATATCATTAAGGCATATCAAGATTATTTTTTAAAAGTTGAATAAAACAATCAACTGAAACGTATAGATAGTAACCAAGGGAGAAACAATGAAAAAAGGTGACTTAGTTATATACAAAGATAATGCTTTATGGTACAACACACCACAAGGCTCTACCATTGGGTATGGTATCGTGTTAAAGAATCTTAAAACTGGAGGACTATTAGAAATCTATTGGATGGATAAAGATCCCTATCACTCTTCCCATATCTTCGAAGATCCAACAAAAATGAAAATATATTCAAAAAAACTGAATAAAATAAATCATTCAATCGTATAGATAGTAACCAAGGGAGAAACAATGACTGTACTTAAGATGTTAGGCATGTGCCTTATCTGCATGGCTTTCGCCATACCAATCATACTTAAACATGAAAATCAGGAAAATTAGTCATGACATATGATCAAGAAGAGAACATTATGGGATGGTGTCTTGTAGTATGGGCTATCATATTTGTAATAGCAACATTCAACGCATCACATTTAAATCATATCAAAACATCAAAGAGTATTCCATGTACTCATGAGAGTAGACAATGAACCAAACTTATATATTCGAACCAAACAATGGGACTAGATATACTATTACAGTAGTACCATCTCCATCAAAGCCAGATTATCACATGTTTATGTTAGACTACTGGCAAACATTTATGTACGTACAAAATGGTAATGTGCCCCACTGGACTTATATCCAAGACAAGTTGGGCTTGACAGAGGGCGATGCTAAGCCATTGGTAACCTTTTTCAAAGAGTTTTGGGATGGAGGAACAGAATAATGGACAACAAGAAGGTAAATATAGGTGACTTGGTGACACTAAAGATAAAGCGTCACACTTCATTGACAGGGCAAAAGTCACATGATACTTTTCAATTAGTAACAGGATCACACTCACCACTTCCTCAGTATGTCGAGAGCGAAAGGCTTGCGGGAAAGGTAGGGATAGTGCTCTCAGAGAACGCAAGCGATGGATACTCAGATGTCTATCACGTTGCTTTTAACGACATAATTATTGAAGCCTATCGAGACTACTTTCAAAAGTTTGAAAAAAGTTTGAATAAAACAAATAACTGAAACGTATCAATAATGTAACCCAAACATTGGAGGACACAATGTCCAAGTTTGATCTCAACAAGCACACAGCAAGGCTCTTAATGACTGAGCCATTCTTTGCCAGTATCTCACGACGTATTGATAAGACGGCTAGTAAAGCCATTCCAACGGCTGGTGTTCGACTTAACAAGTCTACAGGCTATTTTGAAATGCTTTACAACCCAGATTTCTTCGAGGGTTTGCCCGACGTTCAAAAGTTGGGTGTTCTCAAGCATGAGTTCTATCACTTGATCTTGCAACACACAACTACACGTAATCCCGATCCCGATGGTAAAGTGTCTAAGGCTTGGAATGTTGCTACCGACTTGTCCATCAACTCACACCTTATGGGCGAGTTACCCGAAAATGGTTGCATACCTAGTATGAAAGACAGTCCATTCGAAGATTATCCTGTTGGGTTGTCGGCAGATGCGTATCTAAAGATGATCAAAGAAGATCCACAATTCCAACCCGACGATAAAGACAAAGAGAAAGGTAGTGGCAAAGGTGGTAAAGGTGGTGGACAGGGTGGAGAACTACCCGATACCCTAGACGATCATGGAGATTGGGCTGATGGGGATGATGCCGATGCAGACTCAAACGCAGTTGCTAGAGAACGACTACGTGACATGCTAGACAAGGCTAGCAATGAGGCAAACCAAAGAGGATCATGGGGTAGTGTGTCGTCCGAGACTAGAAAAGAGATACAAAAGTTCTTAAACCCATCTATTGATTGGAGAAAGATGTTAAGGTATTTCATCAAAGCGAGTCGTAAGGCTAGCAAGCGCAGTACTATTCGTAGGCTTAATAAAAGATACCCACGTATTCACAGTGGACATAAGGTTACTAGAATGGCAAACATCGCCATATCCATTGATCAATCGGGATCTGTATCCGATACCATGTTGGCACAATTCTTTTCAGAACTTAACGAGTTATCGAAACTAGCAACCTTTACAGTAGTACCTTTCGATACTGAGGTTGACGAGAGTAAAGTATTTGTATGGAAGAAGGGACAGACAAGGGACTGGGAACGTGTACTATGTGGTGGTACTTGCTTTGATGCTCCAACCAAGTATGTAAACAAGCACAAGTTTGATGGACATATTGTATTGACAGATATGTGCGCTCCTAAGCCAGTACCTAGCAAGTGTCAACGCATGTGGATCACAGATGAATCGGGCAAATCTAATCAATACTTTGATACCAACGAAATTGTATTGGCTATCAAAGATGGAATAAGGGGATAAGAGTATGTGTGAAAGAAAGTGTAAGCAAAAATGTAAACTCCCTTGTAAGATAGGGGATCTAGTGCAGTTTAAAGTTGACAAAGGTATATACAAAACTGCAATAGTGACAGAAAGACACGATAAAAGAACAGTGTTTATTCGCTATAATGTCGGTGAAGAGGCAATGAGAGTAAGAATTATAGAAGAATACTTATATAGTTTGAATAAAACATGAACTACAAACGTATAGAGCATATAACAACCAAACACAGGTGACAGAATGTTTTATAAGGGACAATTTATCGCAAGGATACCAAACGATGAAAATGCTAAGTCTAGGATTGAGGAATATAAGGCTATCCATGGACAGTTGCGTCTATGTGGTAGACACCCTAGGCGAAAGCAAGCAATGGCAGAGAACGGACTTAAACGAAACTTTATGGGAGACATACCCTACAGGATAGCGAAAGAAATAGTTATCTATCGCAAGGAGGGAGGTATGACATACAGACAGTTCCAAGCCTTGGAAGTAGGAAATATGATTGAGATTGTAAGAGAACGCTATTATTCTAAGACTGGAATAGTCTTGAACAAGAAAGGAAAGAACCAAATCAAGATAGCAATAGGAGATAGGGCAATATGGACAACTAGACAAAAGGTTATTCTTCACAGGTGTAATAAAAGATAAAAAACTTTGAATAAAACATGAACTACAAACGTATAGAACATGAACAAGGAGACACATAATGAAAATAAATGAATACTATGCTTTGAAGAAGGGTGATATAGTCGAGTGGGCAGATACTGGATCTAAATGTATCGTGATGCACTTTGATGTATCAGACTATCCCAGCAACAATCCAGTGCCATTACAAGAACCCAATAACACTGAAAGTCTATGTGTTATCTTTTTTGAGGACAACTTCCGACTGATTGGGCATCGTAAAGAGTTTGGATATATAAATCGAAAAAAACTGAATAAAATAAATCACTCAAACGTATAATAAACACAACATCAACACAAGGACAATAACAATGACTTTGCAACAATACTTTGATAGATATCACTTGAATGATACCGATGCCGACTATGACGACAGGTGGGAATATGCTTCATGCTTTGTGTGTGACGCTCAAGAGTCAAAAGAACTATCGTACACACAGCAACAGATATATTCTTTTGCTGAGAAAGTCTACAATGTAGAAGACTTGTAAAAAAATAATAAAGAAACTTTGAATAAACAATAACAACCAATCGTATAAATAATACAACACAAAACAACGAGGTTTAAAATGGCTATTCCATTCTCATCATTCACAAAAACAGCACCTTACGTCCTTAAAATCAAAAAGCCAGTACTCATTCGTGGTAGACATGGTATCGGTAAGTCCGAAACAGTCTATCAAGTAGCAAAAGACATGGGACTCCCAGTCGTAGAACGTCGTGCATCTCAGATGACTGAGGGTGATCTATTGGGGCTACCCGATAATCGCGATGTTGTCGTCAATGGCATTAAAGCCACAACATTCAACCCACCCGATTGGTTTGTAACAGCCTGTACTGAGGCATGTGTCCTCTTCTTTGATGAAATTGATCGTGCTACAATGGAGGTTCGCCAAGGTATCTTTGAACTTACTGATAGTCGTAAGATTAACGGACATTATCTACACCCTGAGACAGTTATCATGGGTGCAGTCAATGGTGGCGATCATGGGGCACAATACCAAGTTGGAGAGTTTGATCCTGCCGAACTAGATCGGTGGACTGTATTTGACTTAGAGCCAACCACAGAAGACTTTTTACACTGGGCTAAAGGCAAGGTTGACGATATGGTATGGGACTTTATCAATAACAACCATGGGCATCTTATCCATAAAGATGATTACGAGCCTAACAAGGTATATCCAACACCCCGATCATGGGTAAGATTAGACGAATGTCTTGTCACTGGTGAGTTAATGGACAAGACAGATCAAGAGTCCAATGCTATCGTATTCAACCTAGCACAGGGTTTTGTGGGATTAGAGGGTGCAGTAGCGTTTATCGACTTTCGAAAAAACTATGACAGACAGGTTACTATCGAACACTTACTAGACGAAGGACGTTTTGACAAAGTCAAAGACTGGGGTATCAATGAGCACCTTGCTATGGTAGAAAAGTTTGAGAGCAAGGACACATTCACCAAACGCATGAACAAGACAAGAGTACAGAATCTTATTGACTATATGGACATGCTACCTTCAGAATGTGCAATGAAATTATGGACATTGCTATCATCTGAAAAAGCCAATGAAGATAACATGTTAGAGGTACATATTGGTACTACGTCTAAGGGAATTCCAGTAGCATCAATCATAGTCAGAATGTACGAGGGCTAAGAGTTCGGTAGTGTGGGGGTTATTGCAATCCCCACATTCTTTTTTATACTTTTTTTGAATAAAGTTTGAATAAAACAAAACAGTCAATCGTATAGAATGTACAGTACAACAAACAATGGAGACACAAATGAAACTAAAAGTAACCTATGCCAACGGAAACGTGAGAGTGTACAACATCAATCCAAACTGTACGACAGAGCAACTCATAGCCAAGATCGAGAAACACGAATATAACCCCATAGTAAAGAATGTAAAACTACTATGAATACTTATTGGAAAATGAAAAAGAACAAAAAAACTTTGAATAAAACTTTTAACTCAATCGTATAAACAATACACAACACTAAACAAAGGAAAACACGATGCGTGGTTTATCTTCATCAAAGTCAGCAAACGGACGTTCGTCCTCAACATGTTCATTCTGTCGTTCGGAAGAGCATCAAGTCAACACCTGTCCCCATGTACCTATCATATGGAAAAGTCTACAGACTGGTATCATCCCATTAGAATACATGGCAAGTGCAGTTAAAACGTCTATTTCAGCACGTCGTTGGGATTCTCCTCCTTTCGTAAGTCAAATGCACTACTATCAAAGTGGGAATAACTGGGGTGAATTATACAAGTCTTGTGAAAAATCTTATGCTAAGTGGCTGAAAAAACAAGAAAGTAAAACTAAGAAAAAAAGAAATGTAAAAGCCACCAAGACTTGTGGCTATTGTAAGGAGACAGGGCACACTAGAGCCAAGTGTAATCATTTGGATAGCCACAAGAAAATGCTTGTAAAAGCAAATCGTAACTTTCGAAAGTGGTTTTATGAAGAGTATGTAGAGAAACAAGGGCTATCTACTGGTTGTATTATCAGTTTCGATCATGTATCTCCCGAAAGTTACAATACACCCGAAAAGATAACCCACATACAAACGATTGTAACAGACATAAACTGGGATAGTATTAACTTACTTACTATGCTAGACTTAGACAGTGCAAAAGTGACATGGACATCTGAGGTTGATGGCAAAAAATCGGAGGGACTTAAATCTATTCGAGAGTTTATGAGATCAAAAGTTGTAATGAAAGTACCAAGTCAATCTCTTAGCCCTGTTGATGTACATTCATATTGGCGTAACGAGTCTTTGTCATCATACGGGATTGAATTACCTTTGGTGAGTAGGACAGGCAAAAATGGACGTCCGTCTTCTACTAGACAACACAATGTACTAGTCAATTTTGAGACTATGGACAGAATTGGATACTCAAGCAATACTACAAAAAATGTACGTATTGTACAACGTGCCCCACAAGTACTAGCCGATAACTGGGTAGACGGATACAGTGAACAAATGTCTGTCATATTCAAAAAGTTCACAATGAAACAGTTAGAGTACTTTGGCGTCACCGAACATATCACTGTATGGGCAAATAATTAATTTTATAATCTGAATAAACAATAGCAGTGAAACGTATAAGAACTATAACCGACAAACACAGGACAATGACAATGACACAATCATCAAACACATCTTACCCATCAAGCATGTACATTGTTAGAAAAGATCAGGCATTTCAGGAGGGAGTGAGACAAGCATTAGTACTCTTAACCACAGAATACGGTAATCCCGACTATAAACAGTATTATCTAGTGTCTGAGACTAGCAGACTAGAGTATTTTATGCCCGAAACAGTTATCTTTGAATGTGATATGAATGGGAAAGTAAAAGACTATCAAAAGAAGGTTGGAGGTTTTAAGTCATTGACTCTGGAAGACGTATTATCAGACTTTGAAAGTTTTCTGAATAAACAATAACACTCAAACGTATAAGAAGTATAACCAACAAGCACAGGACAATGACAATGACAAAACAGATTATCACAATAGAGTTAGAAACGGAAATAGACTCTTCATCTTTGCTAGATATAATGCACAGTATCGGAGAGTTGATTGTAGAAGAGATAGGGACTTATGGCGAGGATGCCGTATATGTCGAAGGGGAAACATCTGTCGAAACAAAATAAAAAAAGTTTGAATAAAGATTGAACCTTAAACGTATAAACAATATAACAAACAACAAAGGATAAACACAATGGACTTGACAACTACTTTTATTGTCTTACAGACAGGTTGGGATATATTGTTAATGGTGATCTTCTCATTCATCGTGGCTATGGTAATCGGATTAGCAGTCGTATTTTATCAGGAAAAGATTTTGAATAAATAATGAGACTCAAACGTATAGATAGTATAACCCACAATCAAAGGACAATAACAATGGATATATTAAACAACCTACCAAACAAAGAAGACTTGATTAAACTAATCAAAGAGATCCAAAAGCAAGAGTTTAGAAAAAGCATGTTAGATGCAGTTGAGTTTTCATTCGATGACGAAGTCTCTATGATAGACTTAACTATCGCCACCAATGGCAAGGACTCAGAAGACTGGGGCTTTCAAACAGGAGATAACTCTTATAGTGGTGCTTGCTATTCTTATCATCATTGGGCAGTAGGCTATGTAGATGGACAAACCAATGCAGAACACTTGGCAATAGAACTGCTTGATCAGTTAGAAGAGTGTCTAGCATACGAGAGCCTAGACTGTTAGATAAAAAAACTTGAATAAACTTTGAATAAAACAATCAACCCAAACGTATAGATAATATAACCAATAAACAAGGGATAACACGATGTCATCATACCATGAAGAACGAGAGCAAAAACTACAAGAGATAATCACAGAATACAAGAATACAGATATGTCCCTTGCATACTTTATGTGTGAGATGGCATGCGAGTGTTTCGATGGCATCTCAGATAGTGATTGCTTAGAGTGGTTTGTAGAACAAGGTTACTTCGATACTACCGAAGAAGCATTAGAATACTATGATAATAACTAAAAAACTTTGAATAAAATAAAACACTGAAACGTATAGTAAGTATAACGACAACACAAGGACAATAAAAAATGACTTTTACAGAAACACAAGTAAAGAATATGGCTAATGTCAATCAAGTATTTCAATTACAACGTCTACATGAGAACAATGGTGGATACTTCTTTTCAAAAGATAGCATGAGGTTTTTCAGTAGTCGTATTCATACAGATGTTTATGGTGGTTGCGTGTTCGTAACCAGTGAAAAGAATAGTTCAGGCTATCACGAATACCCTAGATTATATACTGTGAGATACATGGATGCTAGTGGTAGCACCCATACAATCGGAGACTTTCAAGGCTTTGACACACGATCAAAAGCGCACACATTCGCCAAGAACATTGGTATCAAGATTGATCAGATGCGCCTTGCCTTATAATGCCGAACCATTCGGGCTATTTTTCCTTTCTCAAAAAAACTTTAACATATTTTGAATAAACAATAACACTCAAACGTATAGTATATACAACCACAAGAACAAAGGACAATATACAATGAACATGTTTAACGCATCTCTTACAGCAGTTATCACATTCGCCCTATTTTTTCCCTCAACTATATCTCATGCTAATGATACATCACCCATTGCAAAGGTGGAGATCCTAGAGGATGAGATTGAGATTGAGTACATAGACACCACAGTATGGGATCAATGGGTGTTTGACACCGATACAACAGTAGAGTATATGTATTTTGATAATGACACAGGAGAGATAACCTACAAGCCAATACAAGTACAGGGTGAAAAGATTGTCGCTATGAACGACACTTCAGAATAAAAATAAAAAAGTTTGAATAAACAATCAACCTCAATCGTATAAGAAGTATAACCCATAACACAAGGACAATAAAAATGAGCAATAAAAAACAAACATTAACCGATGTGTTCACTTATCAGGAAAGAGTAAACAATGCCTGCCAATCATTCTTAAAACTCAAAAGTGAGTATATGGAAAGATATGGACAAACACTAGGTGATTTTATAGCAAAGGATTGGCAAGTGGAAAGACTTGATATGGATGAGAGATTATGGGAACTTAAGAATAAAAAACAAAAAACTTTGAATAAATAACAACACTCAAACGTATAATAAGTACAACAAACAACACAAGGACAATAAAAATGATTAAGACAACGAATAGTGGTGTAGCACAGGCATGGGGACGATCAACGATGGCTAGATCAAACAATGGTAACTATAGTACAGACGGGAATAAACTCTTTTCATATAGTACTATGATCGGCTATACAAGTAGTGAAGGCAAGAAGGTATTACTAGATTACACTGCCAGCACAGGCAACTTCTTATCAATGACAACCAGTAGCAAGCATATTCCACCAGCCCGAAAGCATTGTGATCACTTGCTCAACCCGACACACTTTGAGAACACAGATAAAAAGTTTGAATAAAGTTTGAATAAAAGTAAGTCCCCAAACGTATAATATATACACAACATAGAAAACAAGGAAAATACAATGTTACCTTACTCAAAGTCATACAAGCCAAACACATCTAGCAAAGTCCTTAAGAGAGAGCAAGCCATAATGGAGCGATGCGCAGTTATAGCAAAAGAGATAAGACATGCAAAAGAAGACAATACAAATAAAAGTCAATGGCGTGTACGTCGTCTACAACGCTCTCTATTCCAGTTGACATCTAGCCTTTAAAAGAAAGTTTGAATAAACAATAAGACTCAATCGTATATAATTTTACACACATACAAGGGACAATACAATGTACTTTTCAAACAATAGATCAACCATGCAGTATAGAACATCAACCAAAGACAACAAAGAACAAGTTAAGATTGTAACAGGTGGGTATCCCGAAACGACATTGCATAAAGGTTCAATGGATGAGTTCAGCAAAGCAACAGGCATTGTATTATTCGGTAAGGGTGGCAGAACGAAACTTTCAGAGCGTCAGATAAGAAGAATAAATATATTCTTAAATAATCTTTGAATAAACGATACTGCTCAAACGTATATAAAGAGTAGAGAGAAGAAACTATTAGGATTTACACACACGTAAGAGAGGATAACTATAATGACTCAGTATATTATTTCATTCGTCATTGCATACATGGTAATAGGATTAATACCTAAGTTCATTATAGCCCTATTATTTACTTTCATTGTACATGGGTATATATGTAAAGGATGATTATGTATGACGTGTCAAGTATTATTTGCTTTCATTACGTATGTAGTATATACATTAGATAGAAAGAAGGTATAGAGTGGGAGGGACTTTACCCATACTCAACTAGTATATTCAAAAGATTTTTGACAATAAAAAGAATATATTCTGAATAAAAGCAACAGTTCAAACGTATTATAAGTATACAATG